GTTTCCCAGTCACGATCGGGGGACCGATCGCACTTATGATTTTGTTGTCAAGACCATGCCGATCAGCGAGGCAAGGCGGCTTTGTCCTGGCCATGACGATGTCATGCTTCATGCTGGTTGGGCGGGCATCGATGATGACCTGTCCAATGCTGGCATCAAGATTCAGTCCCGGCGCTATGAGCAGGACAGGGCAGGGGAGCGCGCCAAGGAGCGGGCAAGATCGCGTGTGACGCTGATTGAGTGTCAATGGCGCGAAGTCGTTAATCGCTTCATGGTCGAGGATCGCCAAACTGGATCACAGCGAGACATGAGCCCGGAAGTCGGTAAGCTGTTGGTTGAGACCTTGCCGGAACGTTATGCGGGTGTCGAACGGCCAACTTATGTTTATTATCGCGCGATTCTTGGCGGGCAAATTTTGAAGAAAATCAAGCTTGATGCGCAAAAAGGCTTCACGCGGGAATATATGACTGGCTATCGCGATGAGACGCGTGGTATGTGGTACGGCTTGGTTCGTGCCATGAAGGATCCGCAGCGCGCCGCAAACAGCCTCTACAGTCAGTCTGTTGCCATGATGAAATCCGGCACGAAGAACGGTTGGATCATGGAACAGAATGCTGTTCGGGATATTCGAGATTTCGAGACCAATCAGGCAAAGCATGGTGGCAATCTGATCGTGTCTGATGGCGCGCTGTCTGGCGCGAAGATCCGTGAGTTGCAACATTCACCGCCGCCAACGCATACCCATGAATTGCTAGGCATGTCACTTGATCAGGTCCAAGCCTCGACCGGTATTCCCTTGGAGATGATTGCGACGTCGAACGGCTCGGGACCAGCGCAAACGGCGTTATTGGAGGATAAGCGGCGCCAGACAGGCATTACGCTGTTGGCGAACTTCTTCAATGCCAAGCGAATGCATTTGCAGCGAAAGTCGAAGCTCATTCTTCGTTATGTTCATGAGTTCATGCGCGATGGTCGCTTGATGCGGGTGATGAATGAGGGGCAAGCTAAATATGTCCCGCTTTGGCTCGAAGATGAGGATATTACGACTTACGACATCGTGGTAGACAGCAATCCAACCAGCGCTGATGCGCGTGAAAAAGCCTGGGCGTCTATTCTTGGCTTGATGCAATTCCCAGCCTTCCAGCAATTGCCGCCTGAGGTTTTGGTGAAGTTCCTTGAATTTGTGCCGAACTTCCCAGCGAAGCTGACGCGTGAAATCAGCGAAGTGGTCGAGCGCATGGCTGAGCCGACGCCTGAGAAACAGCGTCAGGATGAACTTCGAAATCGCGCACAAGAGGCTGAGGTGGCTAAAACCGAAGGCCAGGCCATGAAGGAACGAACGGCGGCTGAGCTCAATAAAGCTAAGGTCGAGGATATGGGCGGCCGACTGGCGCTGGATGCAACGGAGCAGATGCGTGAGACCGCGCTTGCTGCCGCAACGCCTGGGACGGTGCCGTTTCGGGAGTTTGGGTGATGAAAAAATATCACCAACGAGATCTTAAAGTGTTTGCTTTCCAATGGGAGTCACATGAAGATACGCCAAATGAACATGTTAAGTATTTTGCTCGACCAGACATGAAAGGTAACAATATATGCGGGCATTGCGACTTGCCATATAAAGAGCATGGTTGGATTGATGAGGGAAATGGACGTACTGTATGTCCAAATGATTGGGTAATTTGTGTGCCGAATTTTTATATGAAAGTTGGGACGCATTATCCAATTAAACCGAATGTAATGGCTTATTTGTTTAATGAAACTATTCAATTGAAACTAAGGAGTCCACTTTCCGTTATACAAGACGAAGTTCAATGGTCAGTTCATCAAGATTCCAATTCGTGGAGTGATGCTAAAAATAATCAAAATTTTCAAGGATCTCTTGGTGTTGTGATTAATGACCCAAATGGCGGGCGACGTTAAATGGATCGCCGTTTGTTTCTCTCAAGTGTTTCTGCAATGGCGCTATTGTCTCTGCTTTCTTCAGAAACAAAAACTAATCAGTCAGCATGTAGAGCTTTCACTCTCAATAAGCTTGATCGTTTGATATCAACGAGTCAGGGAACGTCAATTGTCAGACCAGTTATTATTAATGGTCAGTCTTATTATACAATTTGGGTATGACTGCCGATGAGTTCTTTTTTAGCTGAAAATTCAAGAGCCGCTTGCCAGCGTAAGTTTGGTGATGACTCAAAGGACAAGGTAATTAGGATTTCTCCGGAGTCTTTGGCTGAATTGTTAAGTATTGATTATGGACGTGTCGTAGATATCATGACATTTGATTGTTCTCACTTATTTGGAATTTTGGTTGAGATGCCTAAACATACTTCTGTTAAACAAAGTGCGGATCAAACATGACTACTTCTGACGAAGACGAAATCAAAGAAATCCTGAAACAGATGGAAGATGCGCCGGATGAAGAAACCGGCGCTGGTCCTGATGTTGTCGTTGAAGAGCCTGAATCTCAAGAGGTAAAACAAGAATCCGTTTCTGAGCCTGAGTCGGAGCCTGAAGTCGATCCTGACCAGAAGCCACCGGAAGGCTACGTTCCCTATAACGCTATGTATAAGGAGCGTGCTAGCCGGAAAGAAGCACAAGAGGAACTTGATCGCTTACGCGCTGAATTCAATCAGTACCGCGAGCAACAGGCTAAGGAACTCGGTGAACTAAAGGTTTATCGTGAGCAGCTTGCCGAGGAAAGGAAGCAGCGCGAGCAGGACGATCGCCCGAAGAAGATGGATCTGGTAACATTGCCCGATCCTGAAGAGGTTGGGTTGAAGGCTTATACGGACGCGATTAACCATAATGCCACAGCACGCGAGCATAACTTGCGGCTGGAAATGGAGGCTCAAGCAGAAGCGAAAGCGGCGGCCGCTCTTGAACAGCATATGAAGCCGATCAATGAGGCATACACTCAACACCAACAAATGACGCGTGAGCAGCAGGAACACGGTCAGCTTTTGAATGCCGTGACGGCACGTGAGCAGTCATTTGCCATGGAGCAGTCGGATTATTATCCAGCGATTGACGCTTACAAACAGCAGCGTTTTGAGGATTTCAAGGCATTAGGACTCCCGCCTGATTCTGCTATGAATGCCATGCAACGAGAGATGGTTACGCAGGCTAAGCAGTTCATGGAAGCTAACATGAACCCAGCGCAGGCATGGTATTCTCTGGCACTTCGTCGCGGTTGGAAACAACCGACAGTGGCTGCAGCGCAACCTCAGACTGAACAGCAACAATCATCAAAACCCGCTCGTCAGCCCGGCAAGCCCAGTGTTGAGACGATGCAGCGCGGAATGCAGTCGAGTGATGGTCTTGCCAATGCTCAACAGTCAGGCGGGGCGATGGCGCCGGATCCTGAGGCATTGTTGAATAAGCTTTTGGATAAGCCGGAACATGAAATTGCCGCGATGATGCGGGATGGCACGTTGGATAAGCTGTCTAAGAAGGTGATGCAGTGAATCCCACGTCCCGTATTGCTTTATCTGCATACACCAACACTGCGCGTTTTGTTCATAGAGATGTTGAAATAACGGGCCATTGTCCATTTTGCGGTTCTTCTGATCTCTTCATGGAAGAGATAGGCTCAGATCCATTAACCCGTGTTGTTTGTCGTAATTGTTGGTCAACGGGACCGTCACGAAGGGGCCATGACAAATGTGCTCAAAATGATGCGGCAAAAGCTTGGAATACGAGATCATGATCGGCATCCATCCTTACCTCCGTGAACGTTTGCGTGATCTTCGCAAACACGGATTTTGTGTAATCGAACATCAATTGATCATGGATGATGAAAGCATCTGGGGCGGGCATTCACATGATTTGTTCAATGAGGAGGTTGTGAAGCATTTCGATGGCAAATTTTTTTTGATGGACACACAGCCTAATGGCGATCTGCTTATTCATGAGCCAAAGACGCAAGAAGAAATGGCCAGGGCGATTGCCGAAGCCCGTACGATGGCTAATCGTGCGATCGACGAAGCGGCGTTTGATGATGATGGGGTGATGAAGAGGGCAAGACATTGAAAACATTGAACAATAGCGACGTATCAGGGGCCAGACAAAATGTTCCTGATATCAAAATTGTTGGTAATGGCGATTTGTTTCAATTGCTTTGCAAGGCTTCATCTGAATCTGAAGGATGGATGAAAAGCACAAAAGCAATGCAAGTTTGGAATGGTTGTATTGTTCAGGTAACAACTCAGCAAAGAAATCCAGATGGATCTTATAGTTTGGCAGAAGCTTTAACTTATGTTCCTGGCGTAAAAATTGTTGATGATCAAAATAATGGGCGTCTTTTGGAAATCATGTCATGAAAACCATCGCCGCGTTGATCGAGGCGGTTTCAACAGACCATCTTAGGCTTGGTGAAAACTCAGATGATGTGAAGTTGCGTGGTCCGGTTTTGTCGTTAAACAGCGATGGTACGCCGATTGTTTATTGCTCCGCTTGGGGAGGGCCACGTCGTCGGCAAGAGGCTGAGAATGCGCTTAAGTTGTTTAAGTTGATGATTGAGAAGGCGTTGGATGATGATGATTTGAATAATCGGGAGAGTGGTATAGATGAAGAAAGGATTCAATCTCTTTTAGAGATTATTCATGGAAAACAAAAATCTCTAGAGTCACAAGAAAATCATATCACTAAGCTTGAAAAAGCTATTTATCAAATCGCATCCAGTGATGTAACCAACGTCAGACAAGCTAAGGAAATCGCAGACAGCGTTCGCACTTAATAATGAAACATTGATTTCATATCATTCCTGAGTTAGAATTCTCATATCACTATAGCGACCTTTTGCCTGTTCGGGTCGTTAATCCAGCAGCAGGCTTCGTGATGGTCGACGAAACAGGCCACGTTGCCGCCGGACGTGTCGGGCGCAGTGCAATTTCTTCCCTGAAGCGACAGACGGGATCATCCGAAATGCGGATCATCCATCATGGCGCTCAAGGAATTCGGCGTTAGCAACGCCCTTACGAACAAACTCTATTCCGTCAAACTGGCCGTCACCGCGATCCAGGGGACTTATATCGATAAGTTCTCGGGTGAAAGCGAGGACGAAGTCATTCAGATGATGACCGAGGCGCAAAAACGCCCTGGTGATCAAATCACCTGCGGCCTTGCTCTTAATCTTGAAGGTGATGGCGTTCTCGGCAATGACGTGCTTGAGGGCAACGAAGAAGCCATCGACACTGCTGATGACGCCCTTATCCTAAACGAACTTGGCCACGCAACTAAGATCAGAGCTAAGGGCACCATCTCGGCACAGCGTGTTCCTTACGACATGCGCGAGCTTGCGCTTAAGAAGCTCGGCAAGTGGTGGAGTGAGCGCAAGGACCTGTGGGCAGCCAATCAGCTTTGCGGCAACACATCGGATGGCGGCACGCCGGCTGATCGCAATACGTCGCTTGGCGATGACATTCGCAAGACTGGTCTGCAGGCAACAGTTGCGCCGGATACTGACCACATTCTGATCGCGGGCAACCAGTCCAATGATCAGTCCCTGACTAGCTCCGATACGTTCCACGTCAATCTGATTGATTACTGCGTTGAGCGGGCCAAGACGCTTTATCCGCTTATTCGTCCGATCATGGTTGGCGGGCAGCCATTCTATGTCTGTTTTGCCCATCCACATCAGATCACCGATCTGCGTACGGCGGCAACAACCTCGGGCAGCTGGTACGACATCCAGGCACGCGCCATGGAAGGTGGCGAGATCTCGGGCAATCCGATCTTCACCGGTGCGGTCGGCGTTTACAACCAGACCATTATTCACGAATGGGGACGTGTTTCTCAAGGTGTGAACAGCTCCAATGCTGACCTCGTCGCCAATACACGCCGTGCGGTGTTTTGCGGCGCACAGGCAGCCTGGGTTGGTTATGGCCAAGATTACGGGCCTTCGCGGTTCAAGTGGGTCGAAGAGCTGTTTGACTACAACAAGCAGCTTGGTGTTTCCGGCACTTGTGTGGGCGGTCTCAAGTCTTCGCGGTTCACGATCGACGGCACGGCAAAGGATTACGGCAAGATCGTGATCAGCACCTATGCCGCTCAGCACACTGACGCTTAATCCAAGGAAGGGATGAACTCATGGCTTCGAGCACTCTTGGAAGCGGCGTTGCTGCAAGGCAGCTTGGCAATGGCGCGCTTAATGTTACTGACTACCTGATCACGTTTTCGGGCGCGGCTTTCACCGACAACGATACGGTGGAAATCTGCAAACTAGCGCCTCGGACGCGGATCATGGATATCAAGGTCGCTCTAACCGATCTCGATACCGGGACCGACATGGAAATCGACGTTGGTCTTAATCCCGCTCCTGGCGTGACGACGGCTGACGCCGATGTTCTTGTTGATGGCGTTACGACATCGGTCCAATCGGCTGGCTTCGTCTCGCTGTTCGCAACAGCGCCAACGGTATCCAGTGGTTCGATCACGGCAGGGGTTGGGCTTGAAACCCATGCCGAGGATGAAAGCACGCTTTATCTGACTATGATCGATAACGGGACGGCGACGTCCGGGACGCTTTATGTTCAGGTCTATCATACCGCCGATAGCGGTTTTGATAGCGTTGCGATCACCAATAGCTAATCCGTATGTTTGCGCAACCTATCCCACAAAGCGCGGCAAGGGCTCAGCGGGCTAAGGCGCTTCGGCGCCTGGCTCGTGAGGCCAATGCGGCTCATCGCAGGCAAGCGATAGAGAAAATTAGCGTCAAGGTTTTTGAGCCGGAGGTTCAAGAAAAACCCGCCGCGCCAAAGAAGCGCCGCGGACGACCTCCCGGTTCCAAAAACAAGACAAAGGCGTTTTGATCCTTGGCGACGCTTGGTAACGTCATGCGCCGCATTAAGCGGGATCTCAGGTCGAAGAACGGTCTACGTCTTGATGATGATGATATCATTGAGGCGATTAATGATGCGATCCGGCATTACCGCATGCGTCGTTTTCATTTTAATGAGGCCACAGCTGACAATGGACTTGGCCAGCCCGTAACGACGGTCGCTGGAACGGCGGCTTATGACTTTCCATCGACCGTGTTGGAACTTGATGAAGTTCTTTATCTCTATTCGGGATACAATTATCCGCTGATTGAATGGAGCTGGCGCGATCAAGTCAATGCGGTGGGTGATACTACATCGTCACGCGGGCCTGGTCGGTTCTATACGGTTTACGGTAATGATCTTCATGTTTTTCCGCCACCAGATGCTGCAACCACGATTACCTTGACGGGGTTGGTTGAGCTGACGCCAACACCATTCGCCACGGCCACGCAAACCAATGCATGGCTTGATGATGCTCTATCACTTACCAAAGCTCGGGCAAGCTGGGATTTGGCGTTAAACACGATTGCTAATCCTGATCGTGCGGCTGATTTTCGCCAAGCTGAAGCCGAGGCGATTTCGGCACTTACTGAAGAAACCACGCGTCGCATTAAGACAGGGTGTGCGTTGGTTCTTGATTGGGATCGTGTCTGATGGGCAGGCGCGCGGGTGGCCCGTCGATTTCCAATTGGCCGATGGTTGAGTTTGGCCCGCATCTCCCGGACGTGCCGGCTCTGGTCAATCCGGGTACGTTCTATGCCAAGAACATCATGCCCAAAGCGAATGGCTATTACGGTCCTGCGCGTGATCTTCAGACTCTATCGAACAACACCGTTTTCAGCCTTGGCTTGCCTAATCGTATTGCCGGGACTGTTCATAGTTACAAGAAAGGCACGGGTGGCACGGTATTTCTTTATGCCGGGTCGACAGCGACCAATGCCGGCGATGCTCAGCTGTTTCGCTACACGGAAAGTACAAAGACCTGGAGCGATGCCAGCCAGGCTGGCGGCTATACGGTTGGTACGTTTCGAAACTGGCGATTTACCAATATGGGCGATGCCGTTATCGCGGCTGTAGGGCATGGGCAAGTTCTACAATATCTCGCTGATGGGTCAACGGGTTTGTTCGCCGATCTTGATGCCAATGCGCCCGATGCGGTCGATATCGCAGTGGTTAATCCAGGCTTCTTGGTTGCGATCAATGTGGTCGATAATGTGCATGGCGCTGGAACGCAGCATTATCGTGCTTGGTGGTCTGGTATTGGCGATCCGACGTCTTGGGAGCAGCCAGCGACAACGGCCGCATTGAATGTCCAGTCAGATTTCCAGGATTTGTTCGGCGGCGGTCGTCTGCGGCGGATTTTTCCTGGCATCGGCGGCAATGATGCGGTGATTGTTGGTGAGCGGCACATTTGGCGTATGAACTATGTTGGTCCGCCGAACATCTTTGATTTTCGTGTTGCCGAATATGATCAGGGAACGACGATTGACGGTTCCTGCGTCGCTTCTAATGAGACGTTATATTATTACGGTCATGGCGGGTTCATGGCGTTCGATGGGTCGAACTCAACACCGATCGGGCGTGGCAAAGTCGATCAGACGTTTCTTGATGAGATCGAATTCGTTGAAAACAACAGCTATGAATTCGCGGTTTGTGCGGGATTTGATAACGATACAGCGACCGCGCTTTGGTCGTATCGAACGAACACAGCGACGATGGACTTCAATAATGTAGTTCGGGCCTACAATACAATCACGGGCAACTGGTCGCCGCCAATAGAAATTGGCGTTGATGCTATGGGTTTAGTGGACAACCAGACAACGTTCACCGACGTGCCACATCTTGTTGTCATGGGGCAGGATTTTCACCTACAGCGCCTGACCGGCAATACGCTGGAAGCTGAGATCGACACGCGGGAATCGGCTGTACCTGGTGGCGGCGAAACGATGTTCAAGTCCGCTCGGCCGATCATCGATGCTGACGAGATCTACGTTAAGATGCTGACACGGGATCGGATTTCGCAATCTCTCATAGAAAGCGGAGAGATCGGGCAAGAAGATGACGGCACCTGTCCGGTTGACGCGGATTATGCCCGATACTTTCGAGCGCGTTGCCGCATTCCTGCGGGCATTGAGTGGAAAGACGCAATTGGGGTTGAGGGTGAAATCGCTCCAGGGGCGCATGGTCCGGGGAGGAATGGGTGATGCCTGACCAGTTCTCCATGCGAACCGGCCCGAAAGAACATCAGCCCTATGATCCACCATTGACTCGTGATCAGGTTATGGTCGGTGCTGAAATGGCGGCTGGTTTCCTGCCCGGTATTGGTGATGCCTTATCGGTTAAGGATGCTTATCTGGCGGGGCGAGGAGCGCTTTCGGAGTTTGGCGCTGGCAATTACGGGCGCGGCGCGTTGTCGGCTGGGGAAGCTGGATTAGGTGCGTTGGGTGTTTTGCCGTTCATTCCTAATCTTGCGGGGGTTATTAAGGCTTATCATGGTTCGCCGCATCGATTTGATAAATTTTCAATGGATAAGATTGGAACAGGAGAAGGCGCGCAGGCTTATGGTCATGGTCTTTACTATTCCGAGAGTCCTGATGTGGCTCGTGAGTATCAAGCACAGTTAGCCGATCGCCCTGACGTACTGGTTGCAGGCAAGCCCGTTTCGTTTACTGCCAGCACTCCAGATTCAACAGTGGCCGCAAAACTAAGCGGTGCAATGCAAAAGCAAGACGTCGGCCCAGCTCTTCGGCAAGTTTATAGTGAACTAGATCGTGGTATGGATGCTGCTATTGGGCGTGATGATTTTGATACATGGGCTGTTCTTAACGATCAAAAATCATCACTGCAGCACATGGAGGAGCAAGGTATTGGGCGAATGCAAAAAGGCTCTTTCTACGAAGTTACCCTCCAGCTCGATCACGAAGATCTGCTTGATTGGGATGCGCCGCTTAGCGAGCAGAGTCCGGAGGTGCGTGCGTCGATCGGCAATATAGCTTCAAAGCTTTCTCCAGAGGCTGTTGAAGACCTCGGCGGCGATGTTTCTTTGTTAAGCAATGCATCATCAGGATCAGAACTATATGATACTTTGATGTCTCTCAGCGGGATTGGCGGCCCCGCTCAAGCGAGCAAAGCGCTTAAAGCCGCAGGTGTGCCGGGGCTTAAATATTTTGACAGCGTGTCTCGCAATGCCAAAGACGGCACACGCAACATTGTGCTGTTCGATGACAACCTCGTCAGCATTGATCGGGTGGAATAGCTATGCCCGGTGGATATCCCATCGCTCCTGAAGATCATCCGAACAACATCAAGCATCGGCGTGAGATCGCCCGCACGGCACGGTCCGCGATGCTCGGCCATGTGAATTGTGTGGTGGATCTCTCTCTGGATGTCAGCCCGGCAACGTCGACCACGTTAACCAATGCCGAGATTCATCCTGGATCCGGGTTTTTCATTCATCCGTTGGATGTAACGGCGGTCACTGACTACCACGCAGGCAATATATCGATCCTCGGAAGCAATGTCGGGGATGGAACGGCGACTGTTTCGCACAGCGCCAATGCGAGCGCGCGATCTATTCGTGTCGCTATTTTCGGTTAACCGCGAAAGGAGTTTTCGCAATGCAGACCAAGAATGCCAAAGGGACTTTCTCGAAACAGGAAACTGGCGGCAAGAACCAAGAACGCGAGTCTTATGGCGACGTGCCCTACAAGAACGAATCTTGTCAGGAATGGCCTTCTTATTCGGGCATGCCAAAGCGCATCGGTAACGGTGGCGGCAAGTCTGGCGGTTCCAAGAAGGACTACTGAGCATGACGGCGGTCGAAACAGCGATCGCTGAACAGGCGAACAATGCGCCCGACGTGACGCCGGAGCTATCCGTGACTGGTGTTGTGCCGGGCGCTGTTGCCGCGATATGGCCGCATGTTTTGCCGATGATCGAAACGGCACGTGAAGCCATGCCTGACATGGTGTCGGAACGTGAATGGCCAGAGGATATCAAACAGCGTGCTGAAGAAGGCAGGTATCAGATTTTTCTGATTTATGAGGGCGCTGATTTGGCAGCAATCGCCGTGACCAGTATTGAAGCGTATGCGCGAGTCAAGTGCTGCACGATCAATTACATGGCCGGTCGCGATCTATCCGAATGGATTGAGGTGTGGGCAAAAGAAATCAAACAATGGGCTGTCAATGCTGGCTGTACGCAGATTGAAGCGCGCGGCCGTTGGGGTTGGGGCAAGAAACTAAAGCCGCTTGGTGGTGAAATTGCCGGTGCTGCTTACGTGATGGAGCTTTAGGTATGGGTAGCGGCGCGTCTGACAATTCCAACCAGCCATGGCATGGTCAGGTTGAGCCATTGGACATGCTGTATGATCGCGCCATGGACAATGTCGCGAACCAGCCGACACCGTATCAGTATGGTGAGCGGCCTCTGTCACAAAGAGCTAATACACTTCAAAACACGACAGGTATTGATGCATATAATCGAGAACAACTCGACACTCTTGATCTCGATCCTAAAGCGCTACAGGCAGGCCTCCAAACGGGCGGCAGCTACATACCATTCTCACCTGTGGAGATGGAAGCGCAAAACCGTGCTGTGGACTTGGCGCGTTCGGGGATCGACCCGAGCTTAGCTGAAGCAAGATCGGGATTATCAAACAACGCAGGGCTTGGATATCTCGATGAGAGTGCTTCCGGTCAGTATTTGACGGCAGATACGAATCCTTACCTTGCGGATGCGGTGCGAGCTGCGCAAGACCCGCTGATCGAACGCTTTCAAGCGGAAATCTTGCCGGGCGTAACCGGACAATTCGGCGCTGCCGGCCGGTTTGGATCTGGGGCTCATCAATATGCGGTCAATCAGGCAACCGATGATTTCACCAAAAATCTAGCCGATGCTGCGACACAGGCCTATGCCGCGAATTACATGCAAGAGCGTGCCAATCAGCTGTCGGCGCAGCAAGGTTTGGCTGAGGGAATACAGCGGAATGTGGCTCTATCTCCAGGCATTGCTGATGCTATTCGTCAGCAAGAGATATCAAATCTTGGGTTGCTTGAAGGCGTTGGTGGCGCACAGTCCGGTAAAATTGAAGATCTGCTTTCCAGTCAAGAAAATCTTTACAATATGCGCGCCAATGATGAGCGCGAACGGCTTAAGGAATATGCGTCTTTAATTCAGGGCACACCGATTCTCCCTGGAGGCCAGGCCCCTCAAAAGAACAAGTCAGCCGGTGCCCTTGGCGGCGCGGCTTCAGGCGCCGCAACTGGTGCGATGCTTGGCTCATATTGGCCTGGATACGGCACAGCAATCGGTGCTGTGGCCGGTGGGTTGGTTGGCGGCCTTGGTGGTTACTATGCGTAAGGAGCAAAAATGATGATGGGTCCAATGATGCCGATGGGCGCGCCTGCCGGTCAACAAAAGCAAGGGATGGGACCGACAGCGCCTGCTGCGCCGATGGTCACTCCGATAGCGGGACCGCAACCAGTTGCTGGACCGGTTGCTCCTGGCCATGAACAAGATCCTCGTTGGCTCCAAATGCTTCAATCTCCCGGCATGATGGGATTGCTTGGCGCTGGCACATCGATGCTAGGGGCATCTGGACGCCCTGGCGGACTTGGCGAAGCTCTTGGTGCTGGCGTGCAAGGTGGTCTTGGCGGTGTTTTTGCAGCCAAGCAAGCCCAAAAAGAAGAAGAGCGTGATCGGATGTTGATGGACATTCTTGGTCGTCAAGGCGCGATTGGTGGCATGGGCGCTCTACAACCGCGCACTGAACGTCCGATTTCTCCGGCGACGCAGCAACAACCTGCCGGCCTCTACGGGGCGTATTAGTGCCATGAATGACGCCTGGACTGCTGCATTGCTTTATGGAGGCCTTGGTGCGCTCAATGCCGCGAATCGCGGTGACAGCACGGCGTCGGCCTTGAGTCAGGGCGGTCTTGGTGCATTGACTGGCATGCAAGCGGTTCGGGAAGCGGGACGTGCGGATCGCGAGCATATGATTCGCATGGCGCAGCTGCAATCCAGTTTGCAGGACGCTGCAGCGGAACGTCAACGATATGCCGATGAGATGGCGGCGGCTCAACAGCGTCAAGATATGATTCAGGGCTATGCTGGGCAAATCCAAGATCCCGCAAAACGAACGGAGTTTTTGCTTAATCCTGGTGGATATCTGGAAGCCGAGCGTAAGGCGAATGCGCCGATGTCGGCGTATCAGAAAGCGCAGATTGATCTGAAAAAACAAGATTGGGCATCGAAAGAAAAGAAAGACACTCTCGACCAGCGGCGTAATGCGGAGCGTCAGGGCCATTTTGAGGCGATCGCGGCTGGGCTGCCTGAGGAACAGCGTCCCTATTTTTGGGCCAACCCCGGTGGATTTATTCAACAACAGCAAAAAGCTCAGAATGATGAGTTTTCGACTGAAGTTGCCCGGATACTCGCAGCTAACCCTGAGCTGGCTCAGTCCCCTGAAGGAATTCATCAAGCGCAGAATATTGCTCTTGGTCTAGTGAAGTCAGCTACTGATCCGGTTCGGGGCGGCACAGCGACTTATAATCTTGCTACTGGTGTTGGCTCGCCGATTGATACGCCTAGACCTGATCTTGAGCCGTTCGGCGCTGATGGGCGCCCTATCAGCATTGATCAAATGGCAGGCGAGGTTGGCGTTATTCCTTTTGCTGAGGATGTTATTGCGAGGACTATTGGTCAGGCGGCACCTAGTCTAGTTAATGAAGCAAGAACCAAAGCCGCTAGCCAGCTTGATTTTCTAAAACAAAAAGCGGTAACGGCATTTGCCACTAGCTCACGTCCTCCGGTAATCGAGCAGCAACGAATTGCAAGCTTGTTTCCATCTAAAGGTATTTTCGATTCCGAGACACGAGCATCACAGCAACTTGGGCATCTTCGCGATTTAGCGGTCACTACGCATGATGATTACATCGGCATGATCAATTCTGGTCAATTGCCTTTTGATCAGGAAAATGAACTTCGCGGCAAGGTGGCTGAACTTCGCCAAGTCGTGAATATGCTTCCCGAGCAAAAAGTATCTGAAATCACCTTGCCGATACCATCATTGCCAAACCAGACTATGGGCGATGACCCGCTGGGTCTGTTTGACTAATGACATCGATGTTGGAAAGTTTCCGCCAACAGCACCCGGCTTATAAGGACGTGCCGGACGGGCAACTAGCTGACGTACTGTATAAGAAATTCTATGCCGACAAGATAGGTCGTGACGAGTTCAATCAAAAAATTGGGCTTGGCGAGGATGGAATCACGGGGCCTGTCTCTGCACTTAAGAATATTGGCCAAGGTTTCAATCGTGGGCTAGGTACTGTTGCCGGCGCTGTTGATTATGCGCTGCTTGGTTTTCTCGATGATACTCATGAAGGCCGATCAAAAAGGCCGTTAGGTTACGTTTCAAATTTGCTTCGCGGTGAGCAGGACATTCCTGGTACCGATGGGAAGCGTTTTGCTTACGAGCCAACGACATCTGGCGAACGGCTGCTTCAGCGGGGCGGTGAGGTTTTGGCGGAGAGCCTCGGACCTGCGGCTGTTGTTGCTGCTCCCGCTAGAATGCTTGGATCGGCGGCGCGCCCGGCAAGCAATGCTGTTGAACAAGGATTGTTTAATTTATCTCGCGCCCAGGCGGGCATGGTGGCGCCGGAGGCTTCAACGCTTTCCAAAATGGCCGATCGTGGGGCAACGGCGGCAACCAAGAAGGTTCTTGGCAATACTGTCGGTGGTGCAGTTTCACGTGGAACAGGTGCTGTCCGGAATGCGCTTCGTGAAGGCAAACAAGCTGTTTTGTTGGGCGGCGAAACGGCGGGCGCGATTGGCTCTGGTATTGGGGAGGAGATCGGGCGAGAGGCGACACCTGATAGCATGGTTGGTCCGGTGCTTGGCGGCCTTGCAGGCGGTCTTGCGCCATCCATGGCAGCAATGCCGCTTGTTAAAAATGCCGCCAATAAAACAGCAGGGTTCGCTGATAGCATTCTATCGCAAAAAGCGTCCGCTGGGCGAGCTCGTGATTTTGTCGCAAGGCATCTTGGTCCACATTTGGGGACGGATGCGGCTCAAGCAAGAATGCGGCGGGCTTCCGAGCTTAGGCGCGAGGTCGAAGGGTTTAATCCTGATCTTGCAGCTGCAACAGGATCGGAAGCGCTGAACGAGACCAAGGCGGCAATTGTCAAAAAAGCTAGCGGCGATGATTTAGAGACGCTTCGGGCGTTTGATGCCGCCAATGAAAAAGCGCTTCGTGATTATGCGGCTCGCAATGCACCTGAAGGTGTTGGTGGCTCTGATGCGGCAATTGATCCTCTTGTAAGGGAACGGGAGGCAGCGGCACAGCAAGTTCGGGATCTGGAAGCGGAAAAATCTCAGCTTCCTGCTATTCGTCGGGATAATGCATTTGATTTGCGTGAACGCACGCAGGATCGATTACAGGGCCTTTCCGAACGTGAGCGCGCATTGCCGACATCACGTGATATTGCCGATACGGAAAGACGTGCTCTTGAAGATTTGACGGCACGTACCAATGGCGCTCGGGCCGATATTGCTGGTGGCATTCGCCGTGTGGACCGCGCGGCGGAAGGCGGCAAGATTCGGGATAGCATCAAGGCGGAACGTGCGGCGCGCAAGGCTGAAATCGACGAGATGGCACAAAATCTCGGCATTGACGGCCTTCAACTGACAACGCCGTTTCGTGCATTTGCTAGATCCATTGATGAATGGCGAGGCGGTCTGCTCCCCAGTCAATTAAAGCATATGCCTGATGTTTTTGAAGACATTCAGGCACTTCGCGGCAACTCATCTATTACTTTTTCTGATGTTAAGCCAGTTCGTGAGAATATGGCGCGGGAAATTAGAGAAGCTTATCGCGATACATCTCCTGGTAGCCTCGTTCGATTGGCAAATGCTAACGAGATGCTTCGTCGTTTTGATGAACAAATTCTTGGTCTTAATAATCTTGAATCTGGTTTTCCGAATGCGGCACCATTCATTGAAAAGGCATCTCACTATACACAAAGTCCGGATTTCGAAAATATTTTAAACGCTGCTCGCATGGCGCGAGGTGGAAAGAAGCCGTTTGAATCACTGACTGATTTTTTAGTGAAGCGTGGTGGCATTAAAGAGCAATCGGGTGAACTTGGAGTCAGGGATATTGGCGCTCGGTCTCGTCCGGGCTTGTACCGCAAGTCGGGCGGAATGAAACACGATGAGGCGGCTTTGACTGCTTGGGAAGCGGGGTATTTTCCTGGACGGGCATCTCGTCCAATGCCTGATGATTTGCTGAATGCGCTCGAAGACGATCTAAACGGGAATTATCGTTTTCGTGAACAAGACATGGATGCGGCTGAGGCACTTAAGGCGCAATCCGATGTCGCTGATGATATGGCTAACATTTTAGATGATCTTGATGTAAATTGGCGAACGGCGTCTCCTGATGAAATCAAAGCTCGTATCGAAGAAATGGGACAAGAGCCGATCGATCGGAGCGTTGCAGCGGATAACTGGCGAGATTTCAGACGGGCCTATTTTGAAAAAATCATTGAACCTTTCGAGCGCGGCCAAGTCAAAAAAACGTCGTCAAAAGACGGGACAGGGTTTTATCGAACACTCGATGAAGACGTCGCCCTTGGATTCCTCGACAGTGCCGATGCCGCGGAACAGATCGGGCGCATTGCCGCTACACGGCCCGAACTCATGGCTTCGCTGGAAGCGGTGGCTTTGGATGATCTGGCAGCTAAGGCGGTTGCTAACGGCGTAATTAATCCGCGTTCATTGGAGCGCTGGGCGGAAAGCAGACGTGGCGCTCTCCAGCATCTTCCTGGACTTCGGAAGACCGTCAATGATTTGGTTGCCAGGGTTGGTGATGTTGAGGGGCGCTTTTCACGCGGCAAGCAGATTATTCGTGATCGGAAGCTTGGCGAACAGAAGCGCCTCGCCGATGAGCGGGCTGCAATAAGCCGTGAGCGCCAAGCTATCAGGCAAGAAACGACCGATGATCTGCGGCGTCTGACAAAACAGACTGATGACGAAAAAGCTCGTATTGAAGGCGCCATGGATCCGCTTTTGGAGCGGATGGGCGTTCATAACGAACGCAAGATGCGGGCTGAGGATACACAGCTTGCAAGGCGTCTCGGGGCGATATCAGGCGGATCAGCAACGCGTGCTGGTGTGATTGATGAGGCGCTTAAGAAGCCTGATCTTATGCGCCAGCTTTGGAAGTCAACAGAAAAGTACCCTGATGCGCGCAAGGCATTGCAGCGTCATCTTTGGGATGACCTGACTGTTCTTGATGGTGCCAAGTTACGTGAATTTCTCGATGGCAATCGACAAAGCTTAAGCATGGTGTTTTCACCAAAGCATCTAAGCAGGTTGGAAACATTAGCTGACGGTCTGGAGATGGTTGAATTCTCCAGGGTAACCGGGAAAGCGCAGCCAATTGCTTATGATCTTGTTGATGTTATGAAGCGAACCACGGGGCTCAATCCTTCGGCGATGGCGGGGAGTTATACCGGCATTTCGCGTGGTCGATCGAGTAAAAGAGTTGAGACTTTTGTCAATTTCTATCGTTGGCTTAATGAGCGAAATAGTCAGGGCGTCGAAAAGCTCATGCGGACAGCGCTGTATGAGCCAGATGTTGCCGAGAGTTTGATCGAATCGGCGAGCTTGAAAGCGCCGCAATCCGGTATGAGCGGGATTGAGAAATTTGCTACTAAGCGGTTGCGTGGATGGTTGTGGCGTCTTGGCATCACAGCACCGCTTGAAGGTGAAGATGAAGCGCCTATCGAAATCAATCTTTCTGATCCTGAACAGGTCAGTCGCGCATGGTCGTCGGTTGGCAACAATCAAACAGCGCGTCGCTCTATTCGTCAGCAGGCCTGGAATGATCTTCAACAACCAACTGGCGCTGCCATCAAAGCCAAGGTTGATCAGCAAAGGAAGGCACTTCGTGCGATTTTTCCAGCTGATCATATGCGGCGGATTGGAGCGATTGCTGATGGGATGTCGATTGCTGATGGGTCCAGCTCGCCAGAAAGCATTACGAAACCTGCAATCAGGCTAGCTCAATTCAGCAAATGGCTTGCTGAGCAAAACCCAGAAGCGGCGCAAGTCGTGATGCACGAAGCGTTATCCAATCCTGATATGGCATCGACCTTGTTTGAATCTTTGACGCTTAAATCACCAAAGCCTGGTGCTTCGACGCTGGATCAATTTGTGACGCCAAAGCTCATGCAGCATCTTGAACGTGTTGGCGCGGTACCATGAGAAAATTTTCGGTAACCGTTCCCTTCACGCCGACGTATGAAGTTGTGGCACAAGTCGAGCCATTCGATGAAACGGTGGTTGATCCGTTCGGCTTTCTTGCTTTGGAAGGATCGGCTGGGCTGTTTTTGCAAGAGGATGAAACTAGCAAGATTTTGCTCGAAGCTTCGGTGACCGCACTCACGTCGGACAGCACGATCTACACGGCGGATGACACAACCATCACTGCCGATCAAACCTTCATCATTAATACGACGAGTAGCTGACTATGGCCACGATCACCACTATTGATGTCGGCTCACTCGCTAATGACGGTACGGGCGATACGTTACGCGTAGCTTGGCAGGCCACCAATACTAATTTCGGTGCGATCAATACCGATTTAGTGGCGGCCGAAGCCAATATCGTCACGCTGCAAGCTGATATGACGACGGCACAATCCGATATAACGACGTTGGATAGCGGCAAGCAACCTCTTGATGCCGATCTAACAGCGCTTGCGGCATTGGCCAGTAATGGACTTGTGACACGGACCGGAACGGAAACATTCGGGCTTCGATCGATTGCTGGTCAGGGTGGTCAAATCAGCATTTCGAATGCTGATGGTGTTTCGGGCAATCCGACGGTTGGACTTGCGACCACAGGCGTATCATCTGGATCTTACACGCGCGCCGATATGACGGTTGATGTTTATGGCCGCGTAACGGCGGCATCCAATGGAACAATAGAGGTTTCCCTTGATACATCGCCGGTCTTAGGTGGTGATTTGGATGTTAGCGGTAATTCCATCACGTCGTCTTCAAGCGGAAATATCGTTATCCAACCGGATGGTTCTGGCACGGTGACGATCTCGGCAAATTCCAATTCAATGGTCGGCGAGACCACACTTACACGAAGCAGCAATCCGCCTCTTACCGTCAATCGTCAAACGGATGACGGCAATATTGTGCTGCTTCAACAGGCTGGAGTTAGCGAAGGGTCGATTTCGGTTAGCGGAACGACGGTTAGCTATAACGGGTTTTCCGCTAGCCATCATGCCGAGTTTGAAGATGAGGCGTTGGTCGGCAGTCCTCCGCCTCGCGGAACATGGCTCGAAACCACATCAGAGCCGTATGCCATTCCTGGCGCTGATTTCAATCATGAAGGGCTTTGCAAAGTCCGCGTTGCCCAGCCCAATTCGAAGAGTGTCGGCGGGGTTTATCTGGATGATTTTTCTGAGAGCAGCCAACGCAAAGGCATTCTCATGATGGCGGTCGGAGGGCCTTTCATGTGTCGTTTCAAAGGGCCTGCTGAGAATGGTTCTTTCGTCGAGATGAGTGATGTGCCAGGTGTTGCTTGCATGCAAGAGGATGACGCAATCACGATACGGACTTGCGGCAAGATATGGCGGGGGGATGATCAGACGGGGGAGCGGTTGGTTGCGATCGTGTTTAACTGTGGTTAGGAGCGCGTACCTTGGCTGACACTCCAATTTCTGGTCTGGGAGCGGGAGGTGGGCTTCGCCCTACTGATGAGCTTGCGGTCAACCGCTTTAGTGCCAATGTCAAAGTTAATCCAGCGCCGGTTGTTATTCTCGTAGCGCTATCTGATGAGACGACAGCGCTTACCACAGGCACTGATGTTGTTACGATACGAGCGCCATTCGCCATGACGTTAACCAATGTTCGGGCGAGCGTAAACACAGCGCCGGTCGGGTCGGCTATTATTGTTGATATCAATGAAGCCGGGACAACAATTCTTTCCACGAAGTTGACGATCGATGCTTCAGAGACGACAAGCACGACAGCGGCAACGGCGGCGGTGATTTCGGACGCATCGATTGCCGATGACGCTGAGATTTCTTTTAACGTAGTTCAAATCGGGTCATCGACAGCAGGCGCCGGTCTTAAGGCAATGCTGATTGGATATCCGACATGATCATCATGTTCGTGCTTCAACCTCAACGTTTTACGCCATCTGGCGGCGGCGCCTCCAATGCTCGTGTGACGCCTGAAGGTGATACGCGGATAACGTCTGAAGGCGACACGAGGGTGCAGGCGGATGGCTAACAAAACGATCTCACAGCTTACCGCTGAAACCACGGTCGCCAATACGATGCTGCTTGAGATCGAAACGGCTGGCGGTGCTTCTAGGAAAATGACGCGCGCCAATCTGTTTGGTGGCGTGCCGTTGATTGACGATACGGCGGATAAAACATCTTCCGAGCTGACGTCTATTGCACGAACCGATATCGATCAAGACGACGATCTGATTATGGTTTGGGATAATAGCGCTGGTGAATTGAAGAAGATCGATTTTCAGGATTTGTATGATCTGGAAGCGGTCACGCCATCGACTGATTTCACGATCAACGCTTCGACAAGGCCGGGCGTGTTTATCGCACCGTCTGGCGGATCGACCTGCACGGTTGAGGCGATGCGTGCCGGACAAAGCGTGCTGGTGGTGAATGTTTCAGGCGGCACTTACACTTTTTCAGCCTCGGGAACAACGATCGTTGGCGATACGACGGTTGGTGATGACAAGCAGGCGACCCTGCTTGCGCGCACCACGACGACGATTCATATCGTGGCGGAATCGTAACGATGCTGATGACAGCCATGAGACCGCCGCCTGTTGGCGCTGATTCCGGGGGAGGGGGCATAACAGCACCTGCCTTTGGAACGGCAACATCATTTTCTAATAGCGATGAGTCGGCTGATGGCGCTTCGGTCGAATATACGTTTTCGCATACGCATACCGCTGGGTCCGATCCAGGGCTTTTGTTGTGTGTCGCGGTCAAGGGATCGACGGATGCGGTGGCGACGACCTATACGCTCGATAAGGTTGCTTATAACGGGACATCAATTCTTTCCGGCAAGATAGGGGAAAGCTCAACTCGCCTGTTCGGGACAGCGCCGTCTGTCATCGCCTTCGTTACGACCAGTCCATCGACAGGGTCGAATGATGTCGAATTCGATATCACGGCACCTGTTGGACAGACTATCCAATGCATTGCTGCGGTGGCCATTGATCTATCAAGTTTTTCCGAGGCAGGGTCTGGCCTGGATAGCGATAGCAGTGCATCAAGCGCAACCAGTCAATCGATCAGCGTAACAACTGGACAGGCCAACAGTCGTGTGTTCGGCATTACAGCGGCTCGGGCTCATGCCAATGGCGGCAACATCACGGCAACGACAAGCGGGTATTCCGAAATCGTCGATTTCGGCACTAGCTTTTCCAGCTCGACAGATATCGGCTTTGCGGTTCACACGCTGATCAAAGCTTCGGCTGGTGCTCAAGCCTATGCATCGTCATGGCCCAATTCAGCGGCTTTTGGATCTCTTGGCTTCGAGTTGGAAGGCGTCTGATGGTCGCTCTTGTAGTCGCTTCAGGTACATGCCTCAAAGTCGGCACGTCAGTTGATGCTGTTCTTTCGACGCTTGTTCCCGCCATAGCGCCGGTTGCGGTTGATGACAACGCTTCGGTCGCAGTGAGCTCTGGCGCAACATCAATAGATGTTCTGGATAATGATTCAGGAACAAGTTTGACGCTGGACAGCGCGTCGATTGTTTCGGGCGGTGGTTCGGTTGCGATCGTTTCTCAAGAGGTCGAGTTCACCGCACCGTCAACTGCCGGGACGACAATCGTTTCTTATGACGTGAGCAATGGGCGCGGGTCGGATACGGGCGTTCTGACGATCGTGGTGACGGAAACTGAGGCAGACACGGATTTTGGGGATGCGCCTGCGACGAATAGCGATCCGGAGCCCATACTTTTGACGGCGGGGATTTAGTGATGGCGGTTGTGGTCAGTACCCTGCGTAGATCCGGCCATCTTTGCGGGTTTTATTGTGTGGGAGTGTAAATCATTTCTATTCTAAAAGTCACTGAATCGCCCTATAGCGCTGCAGGCGACGGATCGACCAACGACACGTCAGCTATTGCCAGCGCCATCTCCGCCGCGTCGGAGGGGGACGTAATTCTGTTTCCACGAGGTACCTACGAAACTGATACAATTTCTGTGCCTAGTGACAAGTCACTCACTTTTCTAGGCGAAGGCCCTCAAGCATCAATAATTAGAACTCGTACAAACGATATTGACTGCTTCAAATCCGATAGAGGGACGGCGGTTGCAGAAGATCGTTTCGAGAATCAGCAGATTTGGATTGGTCTCACAATTGTTCTACGAACTTCAGGGTCTGATACTGCGGCTTCGTTTAACCGATGCACTGTCGGAGGGTTGCCCGTTGGTTGCGCTGGGATTGCTTACGAGCGAGCAAATTTGCCGTCAAGCACAAGTAACGGAAACGACGAAGCCTGGCCATCAACCTTCGGGAAAATAAGAAACTGCATCTTCAAAGATAACAACACTACAAGTGGCGGGCTTGGAAGTAATTCTTGTGCAATGTATTTTAGCGGTTCTGCCTACGGCTGGGAATTTGATAGCATTGATTGTCACGACGTTGATCACGCTATAGTAATGACAGCGCCTTTTATTCGCAGATGCTCGGTCAACGCCGGAACAGACACGCTTACCTATACAGTCGATAACAGCTTTGCTTATCCGTCGACGGCTCAAGTTACAATTATGCACCATACAGGTGCTGGGTCACTTTCCGGCGGATTAACGCGGCATGCTGATTATTTCGTGCGATCACCAACTGCTGGCACGTTGCAACTCTCAACTACATCCGGAGGGTCTGCTGTCAATATTACATCGGCAGGCACGGCGCCCGTCTATGTGGCGGGGCGGGACAATTACGGCGGAGGCGCCATCGCGCCAGACGGCGTGTCGATTGATAAGCTCACTCAATATGGCGGCAAGTCACATTTGTCGATTATCAACCCTGAAAACATCGCGATTGGTCGGACCGATTCTTATCAAATTAGCGGCAATCTCTTAGAGCTTCGTGGCTATCCATCAAGTTCACGCACTTATCCTATTTCCTGCACGGTCGAGAATATGTATTCCGAAAGCCCGCAAACCACAGCGCCGCTTTCGACCAGTCAAAACACTGATCCATTTATTCATGTCGACGGCCGTGGTGTATCGATTAATCATATTCAGTTTCGCGGACGGGACGGGACATCGAACACGCGGCCTGTTTTAGAACTTGCTGGACTCGGCAATAAAATAGGCAGTGTTTACGCCCTTTCCAGTTTTTCCCAAGCGCAACCTGATCTTTGGGTGAGCGGCAATGGTTGCAAGCTTGAAGGCCTGGCTCACGGCGGGGCTCGGATGTTTAATTCCGGATCTAACAATACAATCGAAGTGATCAACGAAAGTTCGGGGTCTCCCGGAACTCTCCATTCTGTCACTTCGGGGTCGCCGACATGACGATCCGCTATGATCTTGGCCTTGATCCCAGGCGACCTGTCGTTAGTGGCGATTCGTTTGCCATCGCCACAACTGTGGTCACTGATCGTGATCGAACGCCGCAAAATCTAACATCAGCAACCGCGACCTATGCCGTTTACGATCTTGATCCTGATACTGGTGTAGCCGTAACACAGCAATTTCAAAAAACGGTCGGGTCTGGAATTGCCCTGACGGATACTAGCGCCGGCCTTCTGACAGTCACGGTTCTTGGCTCAAACACGGCAAGTTTAGGTGGTGATTATTTCCATGAGCTTGAACTGACGATTGGGTCCACCATCCAAACAGTTTTTTTCGGCACGCTGCGTCTGCGAATCGATGCAATCACATAGGTTAAAAGTGAAACATAAATTCCAAAATCTTTATCTTTGGTGTAGAATCTCCATCAAGCAAAGGAAACACTCATGGCAACCACCGTTAACTTAAACACCGCCGACAGCACGCTCAACAGTCAAGGAGAGTCCTGGACTAGTGGCGTTGCCGGCGAGCGCACCACGGCATCGTTCATCGAATGTGATAGCGGCAAGATTGAATATGCTGAAGCACCGACAGCATCGGCGCCGAGCACATCGTTTCGTGGTCATCTGCTCAATCAAGGCGAAAGCCAGAATATCGCAACAGTAGCTGCTTCAACCACGATTTGGGTTCGTGCAAGATCACGCGATGCGCTGGCTGTGGTCACGCCTGGCGCGGCGGCTTGATCCTTGACAATTAACCGCCCTCGACAGTTTGGATTGCGCAACTCGTTAAGCGATGACGCGATTTATAGTCGTGAGCGGCGCGATGGACTTATTCGGACTGACATTGATGCTGTCGTTAAGGGTGAACGACTGAGAGAGTCACGCGCCCAGATGTTGACACAAGCGATTGTGGCATCAGGCGATGCGTTTGCGCCTGTCTCTATCGACTTTCCAAGCTCAAGCCCACCTCGCTGGTCACTGTCAGGCTCGCTCGGTACGGACACCCCTACAGCGACGATGACGTGGTGGGAGAAGCCGGATACAAGCCTGTCCGCTTCATCGGCCTACGTTATTGGAAATTCTTCATCCAGTCGGTCGGTTACTGCATTCAATGCCAATGACGGCGGCGTAAGAGAGGTTCGCGCGCCTACGTATGATGATGCTTCAAATATAGCGTTTATCACGTCAGCGAACAGGCCGCCTTTGGTGCGAAGTGAATGGAATTGCGTTTTATTGTCAGTGAACATTTCAACTTTTGATTACAATATAGCAATTGTGAATTCATCGGGCGTGACAACAGTTACAGGCGTTCAATCGTCTGTCGGGTCTCCGACTTCTATTAGCTTTTCTGAGGCGACAACTACAATTATTGGCGCATTGAATTCTTCGGGAACATCACCTTATTTCGGACAACTTGCTGAAATCACCGTCTACCGAGACGCCGGACTGATAGACTTCTCCAGCGCTGCTAATCGCCGAAAGTTCATCACTGAAGACGGTGCTGGCGGCATTCCGGTCAGCCTCGGCGCGGATGGTTCCACGCCATTTGGTACGCAGCCGCTCATTTACATGACTGGCTCTGATGTTGCTTCCTGGAACAATGTTGGAGCAGCAGGCTCTTTCATATTAACAGGCACAGCAAGCGCTGGGACAACACCTGCGATACCGTCACCATGACGTTTGATCGCACACGAAAAAGAGAGGATCTTCGTGCCTCATTGAGTGAAAGCACGGTGTTGCGCCGTGAGCGTAGAGATCATTATCGTCTGTATCGGTCGGATATTTTATCTACTATTAAGGGAGAGCGGGTTCGTCCTGAACGAGCAGAAATGCTTGCTCAAACATCGGGCGATTCGTTTTCGCCTGTCTCAATCAATTTCCCGTCCAGCACACCACCAAGATTTACCTTCGGATCAGCGCTAGGCCCGGACAACACATCATTGACCGTGACATGGTGGGAGAAACCAGAATCACTATCTGGCGGGTCAGATTATATCTGGGGGAATTCGAATTCCAATACTGGTTTTCGTGCCAATAGTGAGCGTTTGGCAGGCATTACTTATCCGCGCATCGTGGCTTACGAGGACGCTTCGAATTACGTCGAATTGGATGCGGCCACGGATCAAAATCTTGATTTGATCGTGGGGGAATGGAATTTTGTTGGTTATTCGATCGATATGACGGGACCAACGCTTTTGATCTGCGTGGTCAATTCCGATGGGGTAGCTACGTCTAGCCTGTTCGATCAGACAGGGTCGCCAACGACAATATCCATCAATTCTATGACATCTGGTGCGATCGGGTCGTTGCAAGAAGCAAGCCCGAATTCAACATATCTCGGTGATCTTGCTGAGATATTTGTGGCAACCGGAACGGGCCTGGTGAATTTTGCCGATGCGACAAATCGAAAGAAATTCATCTCGGCTGATGGCTCTAGCGGGCGTCCTGTCAATCTTGGTGTAGATGGTTCCACGCCGTTTGGTACGCAGCCTCTTGTTTATTTTACTGGCGCAACAGCGGATGACTGGAACAACGTAGGATCGGCTGGCGCGTTTACTGAGGTTGGCACGATAGCAGCTGGTGATGTTCCGCTCATTCCTGTTTCTGCTTCTGCGGTTCCGCTGACATTTGACGACACGGATTTCACTTTTGACGACACTGACATCACTTGGGACCAAACGGTAGTGTGATATGGCCAGTATAACCACAGTTAACGTTGGAACGACTGATGATGATGGAACTGGCGCCACATTACGAGCTGGCGGCCAAGTCATCAACGCCAACTTTACGGCTATCAATACCGAAGTTGTCCAAGCAACGACTGACATAGCCGCTCTTGGTGATTTAGCTGATCTTAATACGGTTGGAACAAGCGAAATTGATGATGACGCCGTAACGCTTGCCAAAATCCAAGATATCGCAACGGCAAGTATTATAGGCAGGTCAACTGGCGGTACTGGCATCGCTGAAGTTCTTTCAGCAGCATCCACGCGAACACTTTTGAATGTTGAAGACGGGTCTACTGCCGATCAGACCGATTTGGAAATCGAAACGGCTTACAACAATCAGGTTAGCACCGTAGATCAGTCTACAGCTGAAGCTGGGGTATCAACAACGGTCTTTCGTTGGACGCCTCAACGGGTAAGTCAAGCAATTGCTGCACTTGGCAGCGATCTGTTTACGATATTCGGGCAAACCGCTGATTTTGATATTTCAAGTTTTACCGATCAGTCTGGAGCGCCAAGTCTTTCTTCCGAACTCTTAATTCAACGTCCTGACACGTCTTACCGGTCATTGACACTGACATTGCTGGAACAAACGCTTAGTGTCGACGATCTGAAAACATTGTCTGGCGTTTCTAGTGGCGCCGTTAATCTTGGTACGTTCTCCGGATCAACTTTTACTGACAATTCGACGATTAAAGCTGTTTTACAAGAGGCGGAGACAGCGATTGAAGGCTTGGACGATGCCGACATCGCTGCTGCTAGTTCGGCAACCAATTATACGCCAGGTTCATCGACCGTTGATGGACATTTGTCTGGTATCGATACTGCACTTGGTGATGCCTCAAGCCTACCTGTTGATGACACGACTTTCATTGCAAAAGATCCGGCGGATGCAACTAAGCGAGTTAGATTTGATCTCGACCAAGCACTAACGTCAACTGATATTGTTTTGACGTTGGATGAAAGTGTCGATTTTACCGATATCCTGACTGGAACAAGCGGTCAAAAACTTGGCTTCGATGCCACGCCGGAGACAGCGGTTTACTCCGATCGGCATGCGGCCAGCTTGAATCTCTATGACGCGACGAAGCCCGCGAGTTTCACGACCGTGTTTGATGGGACTGTCGTCGCCTGCACCGGGGAAACAGACACTGGCACGGTTAATATCGCAGTTGATATTGCCGGAACGAATGTGACTGGCCTTACGGCGGTTGCGCTGGATAGCACGATTTCTGGCAATAGAGACACATCAACGGCGGCAAACACCTACACCAAAGGCCAGCTGGTTACCGTTACCCCATCGGGCGCGTCTGGGTCTCCAACGCATATCACGGTCGTTGTCGAGCTCTTGCAGACCAGCCTACCAGGGACTCTCTCTTAATGATTCTTATCAACATGGGAACCGCTGAAAGGAGCCAGCCATGGCATCTCTGATCTATGACAAGTATGTGGACGCCAGTCATACCGGAGGATCGAATACTGATCTTTTGACCGGAAACATCAAAGCTCTTTTGATTGATACGAATGACTATACAGTTAATGGGGGCACTGATGAATTCAAAGATGACATCCCTTCTGCTGCTATTATAGCAACGTCCGGCAACCTCGCTAGCAAGACGTTTAGTGGCGGTGTTTTTGATGCGGCTGATGTGACGTTTTCCAGTGTTACTGGCGACGCGGGCGAGGCTGTTGTTGTTTATGTTGATACCGGGACTGATTCCACCAGTAGGCTGGTCAACTATATTGATGGCCTGACGTTCACGCCGGATGGTAATGATATTACATGCACGTGGAATGCAAGCGGTATTGCTCAGTTCTAGGCGCTCATCATGGCCGTTACCATTGGCAATACAACGATTGCAACAAGCAGCGCTGGCGGTGGCGTGCCAGGAAGCTTTACCGTTTCTCATGACAATGACGGTGATGGGCTTCTTATTTTTGTTACTATTTTTGACACAATTACCGATGCTGATGAGATCGGGATAACCGCGACTTATGACGACGTAGATATGGATGACCTGGGCCAGGTCGCCACGCCATTTTCTGAGACTATCCCGCATACTGCAGCGCTTTATCTTGAGAGCGCTGCGTCCGGTGTTAATGACATTGATGTCAGTCTTACATTTACCGGATTGCAGCAAGCCAGAAGCGCTTATGTTGCCAGGAGTGTTTACGCTATTTCTGTGTCTGGCAATGGATCTGCCGGATCTACAATTGGGGCTAATACAAGTTCATCTGATGTATCGACATTAAATGGTGCGATCGTTGTCGACGCTGTAGACAGTTTAATTATAGGTCAAGTTACGGCGCAAGGCGGCGATACGGATCCATTTACAGTTGGATCTGGGTATACGAAGCTTGGCTCTGATTTTCAAACAGCAACGCATCCAACAAGCGATTTTGCTGGCATGGTCCAGCACAAAACATCAACGGCAACTGGGTCTCAGAATTTCGACGCTTCTTGGTCCAGTTCTGATCAAGCTTCGATTATTGCCGTCGAGATCCAAGAAACGGCTGCTGGTACTACCATTAATCCCGGCACGGCATCGCGCACGCGCTCTTTGTTTGCTCCAGCGATTTCAAAAACAATTGATGCTGGCCAAGCATCTCGTTCGCATCAAATCTTTTCGCCGGATCTATCTAAGACAATCTCTCCCGGTTTGTCGTCGAGAACCAAACAGATATTCTCTCCTGATTTGTCGAAAACCATTACGCCGGGATTGATTAGCCGATCCAGGTCTTTGTTCGCGCCAGATATTTCGAAATCGGTCACAGCATCATTAGCATCTAGAACGCAAGCGCTATTCAATCCGTCCATTTCGAAAAGCCTTACTGCTTCCACGGTGTCTCGTTCTCGGTCAGTCTTCAGTCCTTCCATATCGGGAGGAGCTGTAACGGCTGTCAAAAAAGTTCTTGTATCGTCGAGTGGTGGTATTTACCGAACAGCATCGGGTGGGCTTTTAACTCCTTCTGTTAGAGCTACGCCAATCCTCCATCAATTCACGCTAACCAACACTGAAAGCGCAACGACATCCACCGGATTGTTTCGTGTTGGGCTCGCCTTCGAGAAAGGCGATGTTGCTTCAGGGCGGATTCTGCAGGCTGAAATCGGCGGGACTGAATTGTCCCGTTCCGCTCGAATGCTCAATCGAAATTACTGGTCAGACGACTCGCTACGATCTTGTATTTTAGTCGGGGACGCGGGCACATTTGCGGCATCAGAAACCAAGACAATTGATGTGAAGGCGGTAATTGGATCGCAAGGAACCTCTAGTCTCACGCCAGAAACTTACATTGACAGTCAGGATGACCTGACTGTCGAGATCACCAATCATACCGGATCATCGAATAATACTAATGTTGGTGACCTGACATTCTCGCTTCAAACCGCGATGGATACGTCGACACGGGTTGAGATTACTGATGATACCGATATGTGCGTTCGGTTTTGGTGCTGGGAACAGGTTGGCAATGATGAGCATCTGATTTGCCTGAATTATGTTGATATTTGGCTGGACACGAACGGATCAACGGTGCTCGCCGTGGAATGGACTCCGGTTCTTTCGCAGCATTCCTATGTCGATGATCCTTATGGCACGGCTCAAGACAAACAGATCAGAAATTATGATGCTGCCATTAAAGACGGCACAACCACGTTGGAAAGTCATACGAGCCTCTATCATTGCTACTATTGCCGGTGGGCCGCGCTTCGAACGGATGATGACGATCAGCACGCGCGGCGTCTATGGCTGAACAAAGCCAGTACGGCAATGCCGACGCTTAATTTAAAATATAGCGCAGCGTCCAAACGAAAGATGGCGAAGACAGGTTATCTGCCGCCACTGACGACGAATTCCAGCCATATCACAGTCCCACGCGTCTATAGCCAAACGGATCATACCCCGCTCGGAGAAACGCCTACATCCAGTACAGGTAATGCTCATAATCACCGAAAGGCCATTAATGGTACGGGCGCCTATAATGGACGCGGCGCCATATCCGATATGGATGCCCAATGTCTCATGCTGCAGGGCGCCGATGATTGGCGAACGGCTCGCGTATCGGCTCAAGCCGGTCTATCTGTTCATTTTCATATTCGAGATCACCGGACGGCGTCTGGCGGGTTTGCTAATGGCGATGTGTCTGCTGGCTTAATTCCGGCTAAGGTGGACCTTTTAGGCGCTCAATCCTATACGGGCCTTGCTTCGGAATTGAATGCTAGCATTGATGGCGGGTCCAATAACGATCTTGCCGATGATGCGCCTGTTTCTGGATCAGTTGATCGCGGGGCGTTTACCGCATGGGATCCAGCGCATCATGTCAGCTATAGCTATTTCATGGCTTTTGTTGAAGGAGAGGCCTATCTCCAAGATGCGGTTCTGTCAGCAGCGCATTGGCCGATGCATGATGTTCCGCATGAAGTTGCTGCTGCATTGGATTCCAACCTTTTGTTTGGCGCCAATCATGCAACAAGAGCGTCGACCCAATCAATCCCTTCGACGACTTATGGGACCAATTATCTTGTTTGGTCGCAGGAAAGGGAAATGGCATGGACGCAATATGCGGTGCTACGTGCTTATCAGCTTATGCGGGATGGGGATCGGCATAAATCCTATTTTGAGAATCTTCTGAAAAATGCAAGCGACTTTATTGAAGACAGCATCTCTTACTTTCCAAGCAGCCAAACGTCAAAGGGATCAACGATTCATACTCAAGGTGGCGTTGGTTCACCCTGGATGAATAATTTTCAAGTATTGGCTGCATTTGATACAGTTCCTATTGCCGATGATGAGGGTTGGACTGGTTTTAAGACATGGGCAGAACAAGCGGCAAAGCTTCTTGCCAACACTTATGAACATGATCCTTACGCGTCATTGTCTTACCGGCATCTCTATACATTGGATGGTGCAACCAAACTGGTCTACGCACCTGTTGGTGAAACACTGATTCTTCGCTCCGGCGATGTGACGTCTGATGTATTCACGATCACTAACCCGCTTTCCGGTCTTGAGTGGAAAGATGACGATATTTGCTACATGAGTGAAGACAGTGATCAGAATGTCACCGTCAATCCGCCGTCACCGTTAGCGATCAATACGAAATACTATGTTGTCAACGCAACCAGTTCTCCCAATACGTTCCAGTTGTCCGCCACACAAGGCGGATCGGCCATAACTGGAATCACTGATCAGGCAACTGTATGGGTTGGAATCAAAGCACAAGATGCGACTGACGTTTCGCCGATCGGCACAAGCGGGGCTGATCTTGGTGCCGATGATGATTTTGGCCAGATTGCTTATGCGGCTGCTGAATTGGCTGCGCTGCGTGGGTCAACGAATTTCAGCGCATCTTTGACATCCGACATCCGGACGTTTTATGCTCCTCGTGTTGCTGATTGGGGAACAGAAACGAGTGATTCCTTGAAGTATTTTGCTTGGAATTATGATGGGAACTTTTAAATCATGACAGCTCCCACCGTTATCGGCACACCATCGACATTACATGTATCGACGTCCAGCGGTTCGTCGTCACAAACAATTTCAAGCGTCTCGCCTGAAACTGGCAGTGATCGCAAAATGTACGTTGCCGTTAGTCATGAATCTGGCACATCGTCTGCCCCGCCAAATTATTCTGTGACTTGGGACGGCACATCTTTAACCAGTATTCTAGAAATCAAAAATGGCAATGCGCCAACTACAGCGGAAAATGGGATCGAGATTTTTGAGCTTTTAGAAACTGATTTCCCAGGGTCAGCTGCTGATATTGTCGTAAATCTTGGCGGAACGACACATAATAACAATCTTGGCGTTATTGCCGTTCAGGTACAGGATGCTGATCAAGTCCAGGCGGCGGATGAGGCATCAAACAATGCAGATGCCAATAGCTACAGTCTTAGCGTTACGGACAGTGAAAGTTTGGTACTCCAATGGCTTTCATCCGGCGGTACAGGGACATATGCAATAGCAAGCCCAGCAACCGCTGTTACTACGGCAGAAAGCGCTGGTGATTTTCGTTTTGGCATGGGAAAGATCGACGATCAGTCATCAGGCAGTGTAACGTTAAATGCCAGCGGCACGGACACCACGCGACGGACTCACGCGGCAATTGCCATCCCGCCAGCCAGTCCGTCGGGTGGTGGTGGCGGGTCGCAGTCTCCGGTTGTGGTTGTCATATGACTCCTGAGAATGAACCTCATTGGGCCTTTGAGTATCTGGAGTTTGTTACCAGTTCCGTCGCCGCATTTGCGGCTGTCGTTTTGTTTTTTGTTTGGAAGGCCTATCAGGAATTAATTAAGGATCAACGGGCCGATGCTAAGGAGCGGGCGGAAAGCCATGCCAAAACGATAGAAGCGCTTGCCGGACTTTCTGCTGCTATGGTTTCAGTGAAAGATCAGTTAGTTGATATAAAACATCAAATCGAGCGTCGCCATGATAGCGATAGGCATTGACCATGAACATTCAGCAGTGGATCCAGCATCTAGCCGGATATGAAGACCATGACCAAGAAAAGAGGCGCGTTGAAAGAGATCAATATCGGCGCGTTGAAAGCGTTCAATTCGAACGATTATTTGAAGCTGCCAGGGCAATAGCGGGCGACGATGATGATCAATCTTCAAGTGCTGTTGGGACAAATGGCAACGGTCGGCATAGCGGCGGGTAGTCTTTTTCTGTGGCTGAGAACATGGGCGGTATGGCGAAAAACAAGACTTCCTATTCTTTTCGGCATGGCGTGGTTTTTTCTATTTTTCGGGATTTATCGGGTCTTTTGGGCCTGGTGGCAATGGGCCGGCCAGCCGCCAGGATGGGCGTTTGGTTGGCATGTGGTTGTTATGCTTTGGCTGATCATGGTTGGCCTTGGAATGGTGGTTTATGGGATTGAGTGGAAAAGAAAAGCAGCTTGATATCGAGGATTTGAGCGATCGCGTTGGTCATGTTCTCGTAGGCGCTACCGATGAACAGATTGGTGAGATCGCATTGCGACTAGCGGTTGTGGTTGTGAAGCAAACGCCTGATCCTATGGGCGCTGCTAGGATTTTTGGCGCGGCGGTTGAGGCGAGGGTGGGGAGTTAATTTCTATAATTGGCAAGCCTGAAAACATTGGAAATGCGTTGGCAAGAGAAGTGTTTTTTGCGGTCATGTCGCGTATTCGGGAAATTATGTCACGGTGGACTACAAGTACGAAATTCCCAAGAACTTCCATGCAATAAGCCTTGCTTGGATCAAGATTTCTGGATTTCATGATTTGATCATCAACTGCCCAAATTTCTTTGATATTGGTGTTTGTGTGCTGTTTACAAGCGTTAATCTGATCAATGGCGTCTTTGATTTGGTCGATCATCCCACATTCTCCAGTTCTGGCGATGGCGCAGCATCATGCATAGTAGACCATTCTTCGACAAAATTACCAATTACACTCGGCTGAGAGTCCAAAACAGCATTGACCATATCTTCGGTTGCATTCCTAGGCGCCAACTTCCAACCATGTTCAGCAAGGAAGGTGAGATAAGCTTCGACGTTAAGTTTTGCACTTGCTTTGCATGAGCCGCAAGGTTCAGAGCAGCGTTTTCCATTTTCAGCAGCACAATCTGCTAGTGCCGATTGGCAGAGAGCTTGCTCGTGAAGAAATCGGGTCATCAAATCCTACCATTCCGCAATCCATCAGCCGCATTGAAAGCTGCCGCTCTGATAATCGTCGTAAACATGCCTGCGACAAGATCGGCGGCATGCTCTTTGACCAACGTTTGAATGAATTCCGCATTAACTGTTATGGGCATGCCGTCTTGGCCGCCACGGCGGTCCATCCATCCGTCGCTGTTGATCGCATTGATTTCAGACTTCACAATCTTTCCGACCTTTTCCTCAAGGGCAGATTTAATCATCTTCGGTAGATCGTTTTCGATCCAGTTGCTAATATTCTCACGCACAGCCGCTGTTAGGGTCTCTTCGGGAACTAGTGTTGCCAGCTCTTCATTGAGTGTCGACCCATGACTTTCTGAGTGAGAACGTTGTCAAGTCGTGCTGGCAGTTGGGTTTCATTTATTATCGTGTTCCTCTAATGGCCACGGCTTCAGAGCGAGCTTCAATCATGTCTCCAAGATCTGCGTTCTCGACTACGTCTGTGTAGCGCTGACGAAGTTTGCTTGCGTAATCTTTTACTTCATTGCGAACGCCGTGGTAATTTCTGATCACCTCATCGCTTCGATCGACATTGTTATTGGCAAGGCCAAGCTTTTCTTTGATCCAAGGTCTTAGTCTGGCAACTAGCACACTGAATGCTTCGCGCTGATTAGTCTGTCGACTTCGACTGCTTGTCGCCTGTGCCTTTATGCCGGTCTCGATATGCGTGATTTCAATGCAGTTCATGGTTTTATTGCGATGCTGGCCTCCAGGCCCAGTGCCTGAAAACCAACGAACGGCAAAGTCCTTTTTGGTCAGCGAGAAATCAGGCTCTCTATTCATCCTTACGCCCCTCTGAATAATCCCTCACCAATCGGCCATTAACCGCATGGCCGAGCTTTTCGCCGATTTCCCATAAGAACTCACGAAACATGACATTGTAGGATCGAAGCTTTTTGATCCGATCAGCAAGCTCTTGCTCATCGTCAGTCATGCAAACTGTGACACGTTTTGCCATGTTTTCGTAAGTCTCCATAAGTGATGATGCATCATACATCAAACTGCATTACTATTCAACATTCTAATTATGATATTCATTGAATTGACGTGATTTTCCAAGTATAAATAGAGCCATGAATCAGAACTTGCCTTTGGAAATTGAGCTAGCGCCTAGGCGTCCTTGGCGTAATGGTCCAACAAGGATCGAAGGATCCATTATTCAAGATCTGGAAAAACTACAAGCAGCGGCTGTTTGGGTGGCGGCTGAGAACAGATTTGCCCGAACGACTGCAATGGCAGCTAAGGAGCGGGCACGGTGGGCGACCTAATCACCAAAAACCCACTCTCGACCTTGTTCTCCACATCCGAGGGGCTAGCTTTCCTCGCCTATATGGCCATGACGATCTACGGGATGCTGATTGGCGAAGTGAACTATCTCGAAGGCTTAGCAGCCCTTGGCGGCGGCACACTTGGATGGGGCGGGCTGCGCACTTATGCGAAGAAGGATGATGAAGCAGGCGATGTGAAGCAGCGCTTGTTGAAGGTTCTTGAGGACTTGCAGGAGAGCAGAAATGCGTAGTTTGACAATGGCCGCGATGGCGCTTTCGCTTGCTGCCTGCACTGCAACTGATCTCGAAACAGCTTCAACCAACGCTGCACTCATTAGTTTTGATAAAGCATGCACAAATTTTGCGGCAGAAGTCACCTCAGCCAATAATCGGATTGAAGCGATCCCTCCAAAAGATCGCTGGCTGCCGGACATCGATGCCGTTGAAGATCATGCGGCCTGGGGTTCGGACATTTGCGCCAAGACGGACAACCCAGGCCTGCGGACGATGCAGATCAAAAGCCGCATCTCGCTTGTTCAGCAAATCGACGGGCTGCCCTGATGGGTTGGGGACTTCTTCTTACACTTGGGCGCGTTGCTTTCACAGCGGCGGCGCCTGCTGTCACCGATGCGTTGGCGACAAGCATTGCTCGTTCTGGAAGCAGTAAGCGGCAAAAGAAAATCAGGGATCTCTACAATCTAGCGGCTGCTTCGAATGAACTTCTGGAACGTGTGCGCCATATGGCTGATCCGGCACAAAATATGGAACTAAAAACCGCTATGTTGCGCCATCGGGCCTCATTCAAGGAGGAAGCGGATCGCGCAGCCCGATTGCGGGACGAAGCATTGAGGGCACAGCGTGACGATTGAAACGGATTGGTGGATTATTCTAGTGACAGTGTATGTCGTCATTGCTGCGGTTTGTTATTATGCCGGATGATACATTTTTTGCCATTGCAAATGAACTCGATGCTCTAAACGTCCGTCTGCGTGCTCTTGCCAGTGCATCGCCACCTCAAGAGCAAGACATCCAAGACCAAATCAATGCCGCTCGGCCCGGCGATGAAATCATTCTGGAGCCAAGCGTGCATTATGGCACGCTCAAGATCCAGGACAAGCCAGGCATTGCCATCAAGGCGCGCGTGCCGGGCGAAACGCGGATATCCGGGCTTTGGAAGGAAGCGGATCAAGGCGAGGTCGAATGGATGTCCAAATGGGGTGCATGGGCGGCTGATCATGGCGATAGTCATCTTGTCAGTTCAGGCGATGCTTTTCTGTTCCGTTATGGCGGCGAGCGGCCTGTTGATCTGCTGAAGTCGAATACGATTGAGGTTGCTGGCAAGACTTACAAGAAACCACCATTCGGCTATGCCTTTCATCCAGAGGCGCAGCAAATTTTCGTCCAGCTTCCAGACGAAGCTGATCCTAACGGAAAGCAAATCAAGTTTTGCGACAAGCCGGCTCAGACACTGATCGATGTGCAGAACAGTCCGGATATCATGCTTGATGGGATTTTCATCGAAGGATCCGGCGACACTGATGCTATCAAGTTTGATGAACGCTCTGAAGCTCCGACGCTTCGAAACTGTGTCTTCACCCATTGCCGTCGTGCGGCACGTTTACCTCATGCGTCGACCGTTGAATGGTGTGAATACACCTATTCCGGTTTTTGGAATTTTTACCAGTATCTTCGTGGGCTAAACGGTGAAGGCACGGCGGCGCTATTTAATATGGCGAAGCATCATTGGACTGCTGGGTCAGGCAATTCAATGCTAGAGGGTGGGTTCGCCGAAAGTATCTATCCGAGTGGATCAAGAGGATGTGAGTTTCGTTATAATTTCTATCACGGCACGTTTGATGGCTTTCGTATGGGCGCTTTTGTTGGCACGAACAGTCATCACAATGTCTATTGGCGAAATGTAGACAACCATATTGAATTCGAGAGCCATGAAAGTAACCGATCAACCGGCGGCAATTACGAACATGACAGTTTGTTGTTGGACTGTCCGGCTGCCCCAGTCAGTCATCAAGATAACTCTGGTGGCATGGTCGGCGAACATTGGCTGGCCCATTGCGTGATCGCCAATCGCGAGGTTGCCGCGCCGTTTATGATCAAGTTGATGAATGTCAAGAATCGAATTGGGTACGCCCATTGCGACTTTGAACTCAAGGCTGGCCATCATGAAGATTGGAATGATTCGAACATGCTAGCACGCGGTATGAAAGGTCAAGATGTCCCTTCATGGCTGCAGATCTATAATTGCATGATCACTGGCGATCAGCCTCAAACGATGCGCGGAACTCCGGTGATCAAGAATATGGCGCCAGCACGCAATACGGTTGCAGCGATTGACTTACCGGACGACTGGCTGGCTCGGGAGCATTCGTTTGCCGGTGCGGATCGACCAGGAGATCTGACAGACTGGCCAAGACCGATGAGGAGGGTGTTTGATCGATGAAACGAGTAACGATCGAGGAAATTGAAGAGAAAGTTGCCAATGTTGAATACATTTTTCCAGAGTCTTGTCCGCGCATGACCCTTTGCGTATTGACCATGCAGAACGGATTCTCGATATCCGGCCAAGCGGTCGCTGCCGATATCGAGAATTTCAATGAAAATTTAGGTAGGGAAATGTCACGCAAGGATGCACTGACTAAGATGTGGCCAATCGAGAGTTATTTGCGGTTTGAAAAAGAGGACAATGATGACGCTTCTTAAAACCGCAAAGGTCACATGCAAATTTATTGTCGGTTATCGAGGGCATGAAAATCGCTTGTTCGTTTGTGGTCCCAATTGGTGGCAGCTAACCTTTCCTTTCAGTAGGGGGCGTCCGAGGCTGTCGTTGATCTGGACAAATCACTCATGAACCTCATCATTTCCCTGCTCGTTTTTCCTGTCGTCGTTCCAATCTGCATTGCGATCATTGGCACGATGGCGACGATCTATGCGATCGGCATGACCATCAATGGTGGCCGGCTTGAGGATTAGCTTATGACGACACCGATACCAGATCAATGGTTTAAGGCTGGATGTAAGCCAAGTCGTGTTATCCCGCCTGAACAGCCTGAAGGTGTCGATATTCTGATGCATATGCCTATCGCTGGCTGGGAAGCGCTATGGCATGCTTATCGTCACGCCATGGCTGGTGATGTTGTGGGTCTGGCTGTTATCGCTATCCACAAGGATCAAAGCATTTACAAAGAGGCATGCACAGGGGTTGCTGGCGATCCCTTCACACTGGCAGGCGCTTTGGACAAGTTGAAAAATGATCTTTTGATGGCGGCAGATTCATGACCACTATTTCTTGGCTTCATCAGGTCATTGTTAAGCCAACGCTGGATTTTATGGCACTGCATTCCGATAAGCCATGGATTGCCTCAGAAAATGCTCAAGTCTTGATGCTAGGTATTGCGGCCGTGGAAAGCAATCTTCAGCATACTCGGCAAATTGCAGAGCTGCGCGCTGATTTAAAGCATGTTGAAGGGCCGGCCCGTTCTTACTGGCAAGTGGAACCAGCAACGGCGATCGACGTTCTAAGTAGGCGTCGAAGATCTATGCATGCTGCAATTGATCCGTTTCTGCCGCCTGATGGGCCGATCGGTTCGCCTCAATTCCAAGATGCCATGCGTCACAGCCAGTCATTTGGATGCTGTTTGGCGCGTTTGAAAATCATGGATGCGTCGCCAGCTATTCCAAACTGGGTTGAGGTTGGAGAACAAGGGCAGTACTGGAAACTTTACTACAACAGCCTTCATGGTGCCGGTCATCCTGATGATTACGGTCATGCCTTTGCTCGCCATAAAATCATGAACTATGCTGAAGAAATCTTCGGGGGAGCATCTGTGTAATGCGCATCAAAGTTTTAGATGACAACGGTATTGAGCGGTGGGCGCCAAAAGATGAGGTGTTCGGTCTCTCGCCTGTCGATCCTGATCCCGCCATCTTTCACGAAACATTCTCCGAACTCTCCATCGAAGATGCTTGGGCGCCAACAACCGGTGCTACCTGGGTCGATGCTTGGGTAAAATGGCGTGTGCGTCATCTAAACGGCAACGATGATAAGGGTTGGAAAGTTCATATCCCCGGTGAGACTCATGAGATCGTCGAGGATGGTCTTGCGATGCGCGGGATCAATAAATCCGTGCAGGAGGGGTTCCCCTGGACGGCCGCGATGATTTCTACCGAGCGATCCTTTGCTATGGAGGAGGGTCAGCGGATCAACGTGACGCTGAAGATTACGCAGATGTCGCCTGGCGGGCATTTCAGCCTATGGCTCCTGGAATCCAAAACCGGCAAATGGCCGCCTGAAATCGATCTGCTCGAAGTTGTTGGCAGCAATCTCACTTTTCCTGACGGGCCGGTTAATCTCTATAGCGTAAACGGGCTTCGTCCTGATCGAGGCGGGCCAAACATTACTTTCGTTGATCATGAGCCGGATTTTTGGGATAAATTCCACACGTTCTCATTCGTATGGGGCAAAGACGTCATTCGCTGGCTAGTGGATAACGAGGAGGTGAGGGCGCAGCCGAATTTTCTGACCAGTCAGCCGATGTATTTTCTGGCAACGTGGGAGCTCGGAGCGTCGAGGAATCAGGACTTCCCTGGACCGGTGAATGATGTGACGGTCTGGCCGTTTGAGGTGATTATGAAAGAGGTTAAAGTGACGAAGATTTAGATTTTTCCCGCATTATTCGTTCTTCAAGAGCGATCTCAACAGAATTTGGAATTTCAACTAGGCCATCAATCTTGTTGATGTAACTTTCACCGGAGTCTGCGATAATCTGGCCGTTCTGAGCCTTTAGACGCTATCACGATACAACTGGCACCACACAAGGGTTATCCCTATGGAAGAGTTTCGAACGTACCTGTTCAGCTATGCCCACGACGGCGCACGCTGGAGCTTTGAAATCAAAGCCAGGGATAAGGACGACGCCATTTCTAGGCTTAATCGAATCCCCTTTGCCGCGTACGATGGAGAGCTGATCGCCAACATTCCGGCTTCGCCGTCATCGATTTGGCAGACAATTTCGCGACGCTTTTGCGCGCTGGTCGGTTGGCCGCATTTGACTTGTCTGCATCGGCGCTAGCGCCAATATGGGGCGGCAGATTCGCAGTCTGGTGCCGCCCCTTCATCGGAGGTTTGCGAATGGAGCCGCCCTAGTGAGTGAACGGGCCATGTTCGACTAGGCGAAGCTATAGTTTCCGCGTCTGGTTTTCAGGCCTGCACGCGGAAATGCGGTTTGATTCCCGTCAGGGGCACCACACACTTCGCCTTGAATATAGGACGAAAAATCCAATCAGGCAAAACAAAACCCGCCTCAGTTTTTGGAGGGAAGGCGGGTGAGTTGGGGGCTATGGCGTGCAGGACAACCTTGCTCTATGAGTGGAAGCACACCGTCCGGTTTTATGACCCGGTATATTAATGGTAGGTTTGGTTTGGCGGGAGTCAAGGTGATAGATGGACGCTTAACCATCATAATATGCCATCAGGAGGTCATCGATTGTCCAGCCCGGCTTAATGGTGACAGTCATCCAACCAAGATCGAAATGGCATTCTCGATCGATGTCATTGATGAATTCAATTGATTTCTCTCGAAACTCACCAACAGTCATTGCTTGTGGGACTTTGATAAGAAGATGTGTGCCGAAGTCGTGATCAATTTTAAATGTAGGCGGTACGAGCTTTAGATTCAGAGTCACAACAACCGCTTCTTCTCTTGCAAATACCGCCGCGCTTCTCGCGTCATCAGCACGACATCAAACATATCACGATCGGTCTCGCCTTCGTTGATCGCATCCACGGCTTGGCATTCGATCCAGTCGTTGAGGCGTTGGACGTAGGGCATGAGGAGTTTGAAGATGCGAGTCATTTGTTCCTCCCAACGCGATTTAGAGCGCCGATCAGGGCTTCGATGATCTCTGATATTGCGATGCTCCAACCAATGAGCCCGGCAAGAAACAAAACGCCAACAACGAGAAAGAACCAATCAATGATTTCCATCACCTTTCTTTCCTAACCATCGCCCGAAACGTCTTTGCATCCTTCTCAAGCTCTTTCGGCACGCGACATCCTAAGAAAACTGGAAAAAGAATCTCGCCTTCATCCGCGCCGCATTCTTTAGCGATTTGTTGGGCGTAGGTGCTGAGGGGTGGGGCGATCATTGGGGGTTGTTACTTAGATTACGAATATCGAGCATTTGTCGATAAAATTGTTCACGATCTATTGCCTGCTTGCCAATTTGATAAGGCACATAACGGTGGCGCTTTGGCATTGCAGAAGGAGAATCATCAACAAACCATTCATAGAACTTCGCCACGATGTCATCGAAATCCCAACGCAACAGAAGCTCAAATTGAGTTGTCGGGGCAAACAGCCATTCGATGGTTTCCCATTCTTCTTCTCTGACTGCTTTCTCTGCGGCCATTGACATAATCGATTCAACCGTTGCCATCATCTCACCTCTCCTGTGCCCGAATATGTGCCCGTTTCTGGTTCAGAGTAAACATTAGGCAAGCTGCATGTTGTAGGGATTCCAAGGGCCGTGTGCCCGCTTGTGTTCCCGCTAGATTGGGCATATTTGCGACGAATTGCGCGCTCATCAAATGATTGCGAAAAAATGAACACACCACTAACATCTTGATTTTCAAGAAAATTTGGCGGAGGGAGAGGGATTCGAACCCTCGGTGGGGTCGCCCCCACAACGGTTTTCGAGACCGATATGGCATAGTGTGAACGGGCACATGCTATGTTCGAAAAACTTAATTTTCTTAACATGTTATGGCGATATGTTAAAAAATTTGTCATTTTAAACCGTTGTGGTTGTGCCCGTTTGTGTCATTTTTTGATGCGTGATTTGTGGCGGGTTGCGTGGCGATTTCTAATCTCTGTGCTCCACATGTCAGCACGAAATATGCTTCATTTCCAGTTTCATCGTGCACAACATCACAACGATTAAATCCGTTGCATGACTTAACCGTGACCAGATCGCCAAGCTTGGCAAATCCAGGAGCACCCATGCCCGTAATTCTAAGCTTATCGCCAGGATTGATTTCAGAGTATCTGATCATTTCATATCCTCCCAAAATGCTTCTAGACCTTGATTTTGGCAAAGTTTGATGCGCCTTTCCATTTCTTCGTCATTAGGTTGAGTCCAATGCTCACGAGCAAATCCGTCTTGGTGCTTGCAATGTCCTGGTTTCCATTTAGGACTTCGATAGCACAAGCGTCTCCAGTGTGTTATGTTATTGAAATTAATCATTTTTTTGAAACTGTGCTCCCGTTTGTGTCATTTTGGTTTATGCGGGTTGCATTGGATTGCGTGGCCACGCTATCCCACGTCCAAGCGTCAGTCTTACCGTACCAATCATCTCTAGCCTTGGTAGCTTCATCGAACGCATAAAGGCAGGACGCTAAATAGTTAGCAAGAATAAAGTCGGGTGTGCCCGACCCATTCTCCATACTGTAAGAGTTAATCAGACTGTTGAGTTCGTGTCTGAAGTTTGACCTATTGTCGCCGATTGAATCTGCCGCTGTATCAGGCTTCTCATTGTCCGTCTGTTTTTTCGTATTCGCCATCACCCAACTCCCATCTTCGCCCGCTCCGCCATCTCCGGCGGAATATGGGCCAGGTACATTTCGGTCACCGCGATCGAACCATGTCCAAGAATCTGCTGCAGCCGGTAGACCGACCCGCCGGCCTTGAGATAATCGACCGCGAACTTGTGTCGTAAATCATGCGTTTTCCATGTGATCCCGAGGCTTCGTCTTATCGCGGCGAGTTGCGTTGAGGCTTGCGTGTATCGCTGCCCGTTGCCATGCCAGAACACGAAATCGGATTTTATGTGCCTGGGGCAATCATGGATTGCGGCGAGCGCCATCTGGTTAAGAGGAACGGCTCGTCGCTTTTTGCCTTTACCGACCACATCGGCAAATGGCTGACCGTCACCACGGTTGATGTTCGTCCATCGAAGATTTGCCGCCTCACTGAGTCGTGTGCCAGAATAGAGCAGAAAGCGTGCCATGTGGTTGAGTGGGACATGACATCGTTTGATGAATTTTTTGATTTCGACATCGCTTGGCAAAACAATCGGATCGCGACGTTCCTTAACGATGACAGCGTGATCGGTGGTCCTGACAGGATTCGAAGTTAGCCAGCCCCAGGCTGTTGCTGCACGCAATACTTGGCTGACAGCGGTCAAATCGCGGCGCCTCGTTGCCGGTGTTGGACCTACGCGCTGAGCAATCGCCATCACTTCATCATGTCCGATATCAGCAAGGCGTTTTTTAGTCAGCATGGGTTGAACCTGTCGGAAGCTGACCAGATAACGCTTGGCGGTATTCTCGGAGACATTGTGAGGTAAAACTTCCTGCAGATAGCGCGCTAAGGCTTCGTCCCATGTGTAAGGCTTGCCTTCGCCGAAATGGGCCTTGGCATCTTCCTGCGCTTTCCATGACGCTAGTCGTCGTTTCGCTTCGGTTTTAGAAGTCGTGCGCAGAGATCGGCGGAACTCTCGGCCGCCGGATCGAAATCGCCCCCACCATGGCCCGTTTGGCTTGCGTTTGTAGATATCTGCCATGACCGTTCTTCCTCCTCAATCCATTGGTCAATGGCCTCGGCATCGAATGAAAGTTGCCCGCCAATCTTCGCGGCTCGTGGAATCTGACCAGAATGGGCCATCCGTCGAACCGTCGCTTGATGCACGCCGAGGCGGGCAGCGAGACTAGCGACATTGATGCGGGTTGGCGAGGGCATGGCTATAGAAACGCGTCCTTGGAAAGTGTGCATTGACTCATAATGTCTCTCGCTTCCTCATTGTCACCAAAGTCACAAGCGCCGCATTGCGAACATTCATGAACTGGAACAGAGCAAATACAATCCTCACAGCATCCGGCATTGGCTCCGCCAACAAATTTCATGTCGTGACCAGCCTGTTCGCAAGTCGATCGAGCGATTTTGTTGCGGAGAAAGATAATATTGTCTTCCGCCTCTTTAAGCTGTTGACGAAGATTCACCCTATCTTTCCTCATTCGTCGTTGTGTTTGCTGCTTCATTCTCTGATCTGATTACGGCCAACAGATCAGGTGCGGCGTCGATTTGGATGGCCCAGGCATCGCGATAGTTTGGTGGCAATCCTTCCACTGGCTCTATACTTATCAACTTCACCCCATCCTCAGCTGCCGCTTCGAGGAAATTCTCAATCACGAATGAAACAATTTCTCTTCGAATATCGTTTGGTAAAGTGGCATTGAAGATCTTGAGTGACTTTTCGCTAAGGGAGAGCGACGCGATGTTCATCCAGTGTTGGGTTTTGGCGGGCGGGGGTTTGGGCATGGCTTAGTCCGGCTTTTTGCAAAATTTGCTGTTGTTCCCAGCCCGATCCGCTAATCGCTCAACATCTTTTGCAAAATCGTTGTCGCCATGGACTCTCGCTCTGTATGCATATTCCAGCAAAGCACTTTTGGCGTTTTCATCTTTGAGCTTGATAGCAAAGAACTCTTCTTCGTCGCCAGGAAGGCCTAACTCAATGAGATCTGGACTTTCGGTAATGTGGTGGATAAGCGTGCCTTGGTCTTGGATGACATCCTCCAAAGCCTGTGGCGAAAGTTTGTCCAAACGAACAAGCGCATACTTGCAAATCCCTTGGCGTTTTGGGTCATTTCTAAGCAGCCTCATACCATCTCTCCTCATTCATTCGATTGCACTGGTCGCGGGTTAGATTTCAGCACGTCCCAAAGATTCTGCACGAATTCATCATCTTCTGTGCATTCTTCAATCTGAAGCGCCGCATCTTCGATCTTGCGCAGCCGTTCGTTCTCCCGCTCCAGATCCTCAACCCGCCGCGCCGTTACGATCAAAGCGGGCGCTGCGTTGCGAATGGCGGCGATGAAGGCGCGATCTTCGTAAGAACCATTTTCAGCAACAACAGCCATGCAATAGGGACCATGCGTCTGTACAATCTGCTGTCCACCGGTTGGCTCCCAAGGCCTTGACGTTGCTTTCTTCTCCAACTCAGTAAGAGCATCCAGATCAAGATCAGCCATGGCTTGCTGCGTGATGCCCTTTTCAATCTGGTGGTCGGCAATGCGGTGACCTATATGGTAGGGCGTGTTCATTGATTATCACCCTTCGAATAATCTGGTAGCATCGGCGGCGCTGAATCTTCTTCTAGGCTCCTTTGCATCGCTGGGAGAACGGTCTCAGACATTGTCCTGCCATCCGGCATCACGATATGTGGCATGAATTCTTCATCGAACGAAACAATGCCGGTTTCGATAGCTTCAAGCTTGCCTTTGACAATTAGGAGGACAGCACGCCAGACTTGACGAGTGGCTTGGTCGTACGCCTTTTGGATATCGGTATCAGACCTTTGATCGCCGCTTTTTGTGTATGTAATATTTGACGATGACCTGTCTGGCATCGGGACTGATAAGCGAACGGCTCGCCCTTCCATTGTGAAAGCCAGAACAGCGCGTTGTCCCTGCCAGGCGTACATGAAACCCGACGCTCCGTACTTGTTAAGCACCTTTTCAATCTCGCTTCGAGACTGCGAAGCTGGAACCTTGGTGGTTTTGGCATATTGAGTCATACCGTCACCAGCTCATACATCTCGGCAAACCGGTCATGGCTGACGACATAGCCATCGCGTCGACCGGGCTCGTTGTAGACTAACCAATTACCTTTGGAGTAATGGGACTGGCCTTCTTTCGTTTGGATCACACCGTTATCTTCTGCGCGTTCTGCCCAAACCTTGCCGGTCTTGACATATTGCCCTGGCACACTGGTGATTTTGTAAGTCTTCGCAAAGCTTTCGGCGTCGATCGTGTAAACCTCGCCGCTATTGTCGACGAACCAATCGCCTTGCTTGGCCCATTGCTTGTCGCCCCATTTGCGATAGGCGATGCCACCGTTATCAAGTTCCAGATTGATCTGGACGGCCGTGACAGGATTGCCTTTGCGTTTTTGATACTGGTTCATTGAGAATCACCTTTCAAGACATCATCACGCATCCCTTTGACACGTTCTTCAAAACGAGGTTCATAGTCTGTGATTTTAGGTTTATGGATTTCAGCGCGATCTCGTCGGATGTCCTGAATAGGAGTTGAATCGATGGCTAGTTTGGGTCCATAAGTTCCAGATATGGAATAAATAACAATGAATAATGCTACACCAATAACGGCGCCTATCAGACCGCCTATCTTCTTTCCAATCCAAAATCCCAAACCGCATAGAAGTAATGTCAGGATCATGGAAAGAGGGCCAAACCATTGAAATTCGATAGTCATTTTGCACTATCCTTTGAGAATATACGATTTTGAGCCCCAAATGAATTCATTGCTTCAAATGGCATGAAGACAGTGGCCTGATTTTCCGCCATCGCTTCCTGAACCTCTAAGGCGCGGTAGGCTAGATATTTCTCAGTAACCGATTCGGCCACAAGTTCGTTTTCAAGCTTGATGGTTTGGGCTCGCTTTAGCCGCACTGCTTGATTTTTCTCTGCCAACTGCAATTCGGTCTCAGCTTGAATGAGAGCGATTTTGCGCTCATTTTCCTCCCGCCCAATCGCAACCTCTCGTTCTTTTGCTGCAATTTTTGCTTGGGTGATGATGTCGGGGTATTGAACGTCTGCCAGATCTACAAAGCCGATGTTTATAGGCGTGCCGTTCAACGAGCCCTTTAGCTTATCAGAAAGCTCCGCGCCGATTGTCTCACGATTTGAGACAATTTCGGCAATTGAATATTGAGCCATATGCGATCGTGCTACAGTTCTGAGCCTACTAATCGCATAGACATCAAATACTTGATTGAACTTTACCGTTTCCCCTTCGGTAGGAACGATCTTGTCAAAGATGCGGTGAATATCATCTGGATTGTCCGAAATGCTCGCCTGCCCACGGATATCAAACGATATGTTCAGTTCATCCTTTGGCATAAAAAGCTGCATGGACAGCTTAAAGCTTTGATCGGAAACCTCGACAAGAACAAGTCTGTCGCAATATGCCCAACACTTTTCCAGGCGAAACTTAGATGGTGGGATAACTTCTGGCTGGAATCCACTTTTAGTGAGAATTTTTCCGACATGTGCTGGGGGAACCTCTACTCGTTCACCGCATGCTGAAAGTGACAATGCGATGAGAGAGCACACAATAAAACGAAACATATTATCTCCTTTGATGTTACGTGACGATGTCAGACTCATCATGATCCGATTACCCTATCCATCATTTCTCGGGTTTCCTTAGACCATTTGTCAGCCCATGCTTCGCCTTCTTTAAAGCCCTTCCAATACCCCAGCTCAAATCCTGCTAATACACCTATAACAAAAAGAATAATTATCGAGACTAAAACCATGACAGCACCCATATAGCGATAATCGTCGCGACAGATCCGCTAATTGCACAGATTACAAACCCAAGTGGCCCTTCAATTCGAGATGGTTCGTCAACCTCTTCAACTCGGATATGCGGTTGAAGGACGGGGTTGACCCACGCCTGATAAGCCGCGAGCTGAGGACCTGTCATGGTCACTCTGTAGAGTCTGGTCATGGTTTGCCGCCAATCTTAGGGTAACGATTGTGAAGAATTTCAGGTTGAACTATGCCGGCAATCATTGCTCTGTAGAGGCGATTAAAAGTTCTCTCGGCCGTGATACGGTTGTGAATCGGGCCGCTGACATCCTCGCCATAGAACGCCACATAGAAAACTTCACCGTTGTCGATGATCTTTAGCGGATGATTAGGCTTGCGCTGCCATTCTGGCGCATTGGTTTTTGCGGTGAGGTGTTCCTCATTGGAGTGGTTGATTACCATAGCATCGGCGAATGCCTTGGATTCTGGATCGGCAAAAACATCGACGCTACGAGCAATACATTCTTTGGCGAAAACATCGGTCCAATGTTTTTTATCGGCGTAGAGGATTTCTGACAGCCGTTTTTGATAGCGGGCTGCCCATACTTCTGGTTCAATCCTGGTCATTGGTTTGATCCATTAAAAACCCGCTACAGATTTCTCCGTTTGCAATTTTTAAACCCATTTCATTGGGATAAAACATGCGGTCGGCAACTTTTGTGCGTGAATCAACGAAATCGCGTGATGCTTCTTGCACGGCGACCGAAACTGTTTTTTGTCGCGCGCCCTTAAGTCGAAAGTGGGTGTAGACTGGGATGTGCTCTTGTTTTGTTTTTCCATTGGAAAGAAGAATCGTCCTGATCAAAGTACAAGGACATTCGGGCAACCAAGCGGCTTCGTAATGCTCGTTATCTCGAAGCCAAATCAGAAAGTTGCGAACGGATTTTTCAAGAAGTGTCATTTCTTGATTTCCTTTTCAATCTCATTCGGATCGACCCAACATTCACTAGGCATCAAGCCCGATTCTTCGCAGGCTGTTTTCATATCGTCTTCGCTAATGGTAATTTGTTCTATGACCGTTGCGGTGATCTGAAGCGTCTCGGTTGCCTCTTCGGCAATCCCGCATGCGGCAAAAACTGTCAGCCCAATCATGAACACCATCAACAACAAAGCGCCAATCGCCCAGCATCGTTCTTCGCGATTTAGGCTATTCCAGCAGTTCACAGTGAAGCCCTCCTGGCGTCAATTTCATTGACGATCCGATATCCTTTCGCGCGTGTCGATTTTGCTTCGGCAAGCAGGCCATTCAAGTCTTGCAGGAGCCTAGTCACCTCTTCTGTATCGGTTGATATTTTATCGATACCGGCAATTAGTCCCTGGACGCTCTGTGTGTTAATTTCGACCTGTTCTTTGATCAGAGCGATTTCACGCTCAACCTCGGCAAGGCGTGTATCAGTCTTATCAGATTTAATGCTGTGCCACTTATCACGTTCGATAAGGACCCCACGCTGCTTGCCGTGTTGCCAGCTCAAGATACTGGCCGCTATCGGCAAACATAGTGCAATGATAACAAACGTTGGGACGGTGCGCGGAGTCATTGTATTTCGGCCAATGCACTTACTAGGTTTCGCAAAGCTTCGCGATGACGTTCATTCTGAATATTCTTATAATTTTTCATCAGCATCATCGTATCGCGACCATGTCCGCTTGGCGCTTTTTCGACATCGCTGTAAAAGTATTGGATAGGCGTTTGCAAAACATTAGCGATGTCATATAGCCTAGAAGCGGATACGCGATTGATGCCACATTCGTATTTATGAACCTGTTGATAGGTCAAAGAAAGAAGATCCGCCAAATCAGATTGTGTAATACCATTTTCGATACGCTTTGCTCTTATCAATCTACCAATCTTTTTATCTTTTTCATTTGGCCTTGCTTTGGTTTTCATGACGCACTCTCAAATTCGATGATGTTGTCGGATTCGTTGTTCAACAAATCTGCAATGGATTTAAAGCGAATTTTCATTAGTGCCATATTGGCAGAAAAGTCGTCGGGGCTGTTGGTTACCATGCCGTCGATTTCTTTAATTGCATCCAATGCAACTTGGCGAGCCTGGCGGAGGTTAGGCTGTGTCATGATGGCGAACCCATGATCGGCATGGCATCCATGCGTTTGAGCATGGCTTCGTATCGCCACTTTTCATCCAACGCTGCCACCATCTCGTTATCATTTTGAGACATGATAGCTCGGTATTCGGCCTCTTTTGCGTTCTGGAGAATACGTTCTCTTATTTGGGCATTAGCGCTCATGATGATTTTTCCAATTCTTGGGCATAGATGTTCATCTCGTGGCTAAGCTGACCCATGCGCCATGCAAGACGTTTATCCAGATTTTTGATACGGGCAAGTCGGCGCAAAGCAGTCGCGACAACTCGGAATATTTGAATTTCGCTCATGCTGCAGCCTGATTGACGTCGAAAGTATCAAGAATGACCGTTACAATGGCATCGTCCACAAAATCCCGGATATCTGGGTGTTTTTTGCCAATGCCATTTAGTTTGTTTATCGTTTGCCGCTGATAACGCGGCGCGAATTTTGCATAGTTCTTGACCAAACTAACAACTTCCTGCTTTTGTGTTTTGGTCGTCATTGCGATGATCTCCAATAAAGTTTCGAGTTTAGGAGCGAACCAGTAGCAAGGCTCTTCGTTGCGCATCGCATCAATGCTGGTCCAATGACACCAATCGTTTTTGCTGACTTCGCGTGCAACGCCGTGAGGGGTGTTATTCGCATAAATCAGCCAGATACGACCGAATTGATCGTGACTGGGAAAC